GGTCGGCTCCTGACGGGAATGCGCCCTACCCTATCACCCTGAGAGGGTCAGACAAGGGGTCAGCGTGTGAGTTCGCGGACGTAGTCCTGGCAGGCACGCAATGTGATCAGTCCGCGGTCGCCGAAATCGGTGATGGCGATAATTCGTCGAGCATGCGCTGGCTCAAGCCGGGCGCGTACGGCGCCATGATCCACGCTGCCGGGGGCGCCGGCGGCGGGCACAGTGGCGCAAGCGCTGTCGCGCTCGACCAGGACCGACAACCGCAGATCAGCAGTGGCAAGCCGATCACGCAGGCGAGCCTGAATTTGTTGGGCATCGGAAAGCTCCTGAAAATATCGCGATTCGCTGGCCTGTAGACGCTGCTGCAGGTCGTGCTGTCGGGCGCGCTCGGCGAGCAGCTGATCGGCCAGTGCATCAGCCTGCTGACGCATCTGTTGGGCGTGGCGGGTAGCCTGGTCGGCCAACTGCCGACCGTAACGCCACCCCTGGACCTGCCAGGCCAGCAAAGCGGATGCAAGCATGAGCAGCAGGCTGAGCCCCAGCCAGCTGCGGCTCAACAGAGCACCTCGCGTGCTCGCGCCCACAGCGCCAGGCGATCGTCCAGGCCATTCAGGCCGCCATTGATAAGACGGGTGATGCGGTTGAACTCGCCGCGATCCGCCAGCGCGTTGAGCCCGCGTGAATGCCAGAACCAGGCCGCCGACTCGCAGGCCCAGCGCGGTTGTTCGAGCAACTGCGGCTGCGCCAGCAAGCGCTCGTCGCCAAACAGGGCCCGGCTACAGGCCTGATAACTGTTGCGGCCGGTGATCTGAATCAGGCCGCGACCGCAGTACAGCTGGCCATCACCGTCAGCCTGCGGCGTATTACCCAGACGCCGCGCAAGGCTGCCGGTGTCGTAACGGGATAGGTAGCGATCGCCACCCAGCTCCTTCACATAGCGCAGTTGGCCGGATTCATGGCCGATCTGTGCGAGAAACGCCGCGATGCGCCTCGGATGATCGATTTGCCAACGCGGCAAAGCTTCGTTGAGCGCTGCGCGAAAGGTGCCGACCCGCTGGCCGGCGAGGGGAAATATCTGGCTGAGTTGGCCTTCGGTAAGCATGCTGCACCTCCTTGTTTAACAAAAAAAAGCCCAGGACGAGGTCTTGGGCTTGAGCCGCAACGATGAGCCGCGCACACGTTGCTCAGACCTTGATAGCCGTGCCTCGCCGCGGCGCGAAGCCCTTATTGTTGGATTTGCCCTGGCTGCCTCCATTGCAGTGCACCGTGGTCTGCCAACCGCTGTTGGTGAACAGCTGTTCAACCGAATCGATCAGGTACAGCCCGTCCAGCCCGGCGCAGAAGCCGCTGGTTTCGATGCTGCGCTCGGCAAACAGATCGGTTCGTCCGGCCATCTCCAGGCGCAGGCTGGCGGTGCCACGGTTGAAGCTGGCCAGCCGCGCCCTGGCGGCCTGTTCGGCAGCGGCGCGATTGGGGTAGACGTGGCGGTCGGTATGCACCGGCTGGTCGTCCGGCGACACCGCGCTGTTAGCCAGCTCGACCACCTGCAGCGCGCCGCTGGCAGGGTCCTGGTGACGGGTACGTACGGCCTTGTGGGTCTGCTGGTCATCCAGCCGGAACTGCCATTTAGTGACCATGCTGCGGTCAAGCGTGAGCACGCCAAGCGGCTTGCCGCTGGCGCTCTTGCCAGCCTGGCGAGGCAGCACCAGCAACTGGCCGTTGGCAAGTTTGGCGGTGCAATCGTAGAGCCGCGCCAGACGCGTGATGAAGGCCAGATCAGACTCCGCGTACTGGTCGACCCGCGCGACCAGCACGGTCAGCGGGCACACCGCCTGCCAGCCATTACGCGCAGCAATTTCACTGACGATCCGTTGCAGCGGCAACGCTTCCCAACTGTCGCTGCGGGTGGTCTTGCCGCTGCCGCAAAGGTCGCTGGCCTTGCCGCGGATGACGAGGGTGTCAGGCGGGCCGGACAGCTCGACTTCATCGACCGTAAAGCGTCCAAGCCGGGTCAGCGGTTGCCCGGCATAGCCGAGATGAACCTCGATCGAGGCGCCTCGGGAAGGTAATGCAAGTGCGCCGTCGCGGGCGTCGATACGCAGTTCGAAATCATCTGACTGCATGCCCGGCTTGTCGCTGGTGCGCAGCAGTAGCAGGCGCTGGTTGATCAGCGTGGTAATGTCGTTGCCGTCGGCAACGATACGAAACTGTGGTTGCATGGGGGTGGCTCCGAAGCAGGGTCAGTCCCACAACTGGACCGTTGTGCCGGCAGCGGCGTGCGGGAGGTCTGGCAAACTGATCAGCACCCCGCCGGCAAACGGCTGAGTCTCATCTGCCAAGCCGTAGTTGGCCGCCAGGACTGCCTCGACGCTGCCGTTGAGGTGGCCGTAATAGTGCTGGCAGAGGCTGTCGAGCAGGTCCCCCTCAGACGTCATGCAGGTCTTGCCCATAGCTGATGAACTCCAGTGAGAAGGTTTGTTTACGCGGGATTCCGCCGGCCAGCAGACTGCTCTGCTCTTCTTCAACGCTGGTCAGGCACCAGTTGCCAAGCACCTCGCCGTACCCGCTGATCAACGACATCGGCAGCAATTGCCGACCAATGCTGCGCAGTGCCTGCAACTGGCCGAGCCCGCCTTTGAAGGTGGGGAAGATCGCCCCACGGATACTGATGGTCTCCTCGCCGAGGCCCACCGCCTGTTGCGCGCTGGCGCGGCTTAGGCGCTCCTGGCCCGCCCAGCGAAAGCGAGTCTGCCGCCGCAGTTGGTCGAACGCGGCGGTATCCAGGTTGAAGTAGTACGCCGCGGCGCCGGGCTTGAGCGGTTGCAACACCAGCAGGTGGGCAAACGGCTTTACCGCCTCCGCTGCCGGGGTGCTGTCGGGGGCGAAGCCCAGGGTCGAGAGTGCGCCGGTAACTGCCGCGCGCACGCCCCCCACCACCCGACGCACCGCGGCCCCGGCTTTGTCCACTTGCTCGGCGAAGGTGCCGAGGCGATCACGCACCTGGCGCACCACGCTGAGGGTCTGATCGTATTTGTCGATGACCTTGGCCACCTTGGCCTGGGCCGAGGTGATTGCGCGCAAGCTGCGTTGCAGGCGCGCACCGATCGCCGGCCCCACTACCGGCAGACCCTCCAGGCTGGCGACGGCGCCTTGTACATGGTCGATGGCCTGATCCATCGGCTCGAGCATGGCGTCGGCCCGCCGACGCCCCGCTTCACCCGCCTTGACCAGCGCGTGGAGGCCAGCCTGCAGCTGTTCCTGATAGTTCATGAGTGGTCCTCAAATTGAAACGTGGGGTGTTTCAAACATCTGCACTGCGCGGGCCTGACGCATCAGCTCTTCCAGCTGACCACGGGCTATCGCCTCCAACTGGTGCAGCGTGCTGGGGTCATAGAGGCTGTTGTTGAAGGTGACCGGCATATTCGCGGTGAAGGTGAATTGCTGGTTGATAGTGGGAGTGGGTGCTGTTGGCGCGGTCTGTGCGGGATCGGTCAACAGCGTTGGCTGCTTGGCACACTCGGCCAACGATCGGGACGCGTCTCCAAGTGATGTCGCCGGGTCGGATTCGCGATGGGCCGCAGCCTGCTCTGCTGGGGGGGTGTCTGAGGTCACGAGCCTGGCCAACCAGCCGCCAACCTGCTCGCCACCCATGCTCCCAAGCACGCCGCCAACCAGCCCGCCGATGGCGGTGCCGATCACTGGCACCACCGAGCCGATTGCAGCGCCCGCTGCAGCGCCGGCCAAGCCTCCGCCCAAGCCGCCCAGAGCAGTGCCATAGCCCTCGAGCTTCTGCTCAGGCGTGGCATTACTGCTGTAGGTGTCGGCGAGTTGAAGGGTGGTGCCCAGCAGCGCCAGGCCTGGCAGCTTTTTCAAGACTGTCTGTGGCAGGCCGAGAGGTGAGCTGGTGCCGACCTTGGCAGCGCCACGTCGCGACCGGCCTGGCGCAGTACCTGAAGCACTTTTCCGGCCACGCTTTTTGTTTGAACGAGCAGGTGTTACAGCGGGCCGATCTTTGACTGGCATCACACTGAATGCTGTTGCTGCCGCAAGACTGAGCGCCCGACCAAGTCCAGCTGCTCGCGGCCGGGCGGACGAACGGCCAAATGTAACGGCAGTAGGAACAACTGCAGACTGACCCAGGCGGCCTAGACAACTGCAGTCAAGTTTCGGTGACGTCGTATTCCTCTCAACTTTCTTATCGTGTGGCTCCTGTCCCTGTTGCCCTGCAACTGCGGGGTTTGCTTCATCTGCTTGCGCGGCTGCTTGGGCTTTGGCAGCAGCCGACTTTGGCTGGTCCTGGAAAGAATCGAGCACGTCGCCGCCTACCAGTCGACCTAACACCTCACCTATGGTGCTACCGATCGCCGCGGAGCGCTGTTGAACTCGCTCTTTCTTGGAAAAGAGGACTCCCAATGCTGTTCCGATTAATTTCCCGCCGAACCCTCCCGCAACTGCACCAACCTCTTCGGCTTGCTCCTTGCCATCCTCGCCTGTGGCCAATGCCTTGCCAATATCGAGCAAAGCGCCAAACCAGTTTTCCTTGGCAAATTTTCCTCCGGCCTTTGCCGCCCGCTGTTGGTCTTTTGCGGGAGCTTGTTGGCTCAATACATGGCCCACGCCGGCAACAATGGTGGCGACTGCCGCATACACTGGCAGCGTATTGGCTTGTTCAGCCTTTCCCGCCGCAGCCGCTGCGAGTTCCTCCGCTCCCGCAGCGGAGCGCTGCTTCGGCTTGGATGAGTCATCCGCCGCCGCGCTGGATGTCCGCTGATCGACCAAAGCCAGTCCAGAAATTGCCTGGTTCAGCCGGGTCAGGTTTTGATGCAAACGACCCAGCTGATCGTTCAGAGGAGCTAGTGTCAGACGCTGTGCGCCTGCCCCCTGCAAATGATCCGGCTCGGTCGAATTGCCGATTAGATGCCCCGGTTCAAGCACAGGCCGGACACCGGTCCATGCACCGAGAATCAGACCGAGCCGGGTGGTATCCATTTGCTTGCGTAACAGATCGATGCTGATGCGCAGCGCTTCGATTGCGGCCCCCAGCGGCGGGCTGAAAGACCCACTTACTTTAGGCGTTTCGAGATTCGGCGCCCCCTTAGCGGAGCGCTGCTCTGGCACGGGTGAGGCACTCTTCTCAGGGGAATATTTCAAAGGCGCGCGCCACTGCGCTGGCTGATCCTGCCGCTTGACCCAGATCAGGCCGGATATCACCTGGTCCAGCCGGGCCAAGTTTTGATGCAGACGACCCAGCTGATCGTTCACAGGCGCTAGTGTCAGACGCTGTGCGCCTCGCCCCTGCAAATGATTCGGCTCGGTCGAATTGCCGATTAGATGCCCCGGTTCAAGCACAGGCCTGACACCGGTCCATGCACCGATGATCAGACCGAGCCGGGTGGTATTCATTTGCTTGCGTAACAGATCGATGCTGATGCGCAGTGCGTCAAGCGCAGCCCCCAACGGCGGGCTGAAGTTGACACTGAGCCCCAGGTTGAATGGCCCTAATGTCTCTGCCATGGCTTACTCCTGCTCATTCCGAAAGCCACCAGACCATGTCGCTGTACGACATGGTCATGATTTCGCTCGCGGAAAAGTTCAGCTCCTTGGCCAGCCGCTTGGCAGCGGCCTTGTGCCGGGCCGGGTCAAAGTTCGTCGTCCTGCACCAGGCGAAAATAGCCCGCCTGCAGACGGCTGTAGTCCTTCAGGGCCAGGCCTTCGAGGTCCTTGATACCGACCTCGGCCAGCGAGGCGAACAGGTTCAGCTCACGCTGTTCGTCATCATTGGCGCCGCCCGCCTGGGCGTTGCGGATATCGCGCACGGTGGGTGCGCGCAACGACAGGCTATCGACCTGGACGCCGTTGGCCTGGCTGGGCCGGGACAGCTGCACGCTGACGCGTTCAGCGCTCAGGGTCAGCCATTGCGGCAGTTTTTTCGCTTGAGCCATGGGCTTCTCCTTAAAGGCCGAGCGCAATGCGTTGCGCAGTCAGTTGATCGACACCATTGATCACGCGCTTCATACCCAGCGCATCGATCTCGTAGACCAGCCGGCCATCGACTTCGAGCTTGTAGTAGGTCACGGCCACGCTGTGCTTGATTTCAGCTTTGTCACCGGACTTCCAGTCGCCCATATCGACTTCCTTGAGGGCGCCGCGCAGGGTCACTACCACCGGATTGATCTTGCCCTTGAGGCCTTTGAAGGCGCCGCGGAAGGTGCCGTTGAAGCCACTGCCATCGGCCAGGCCGAAGAACTTCAGGGCGTCGCGGCGCACGCCGGTGGTGGTGAACGCCGCCTCCTGTTTCTCCATGCCTTGGTCCATTTCGACCGGCATGTCCATGCCGCCTGGGCGGTGCTCTTCCATTTTCAGGGTGAGCTTGGGCAGGGTCAGGCTGGGTACATCGCCCTGGAAGCTGACGCCATCGACGAACAGGTTCAGGTTGGCCAGGGTTTCGGGAATCATTGCCATGTAAATGCGCTCCTTAAGCGACGGAATCGAGGACTTCGGTCAGCCACTGATTGGTGACTTCAACGCGGAAGTTGGGGTTTTCAGCAGGTGGGACGTCGGTGAAGCGGATGTTCCAGTACACCTTGCCCTGCTCGAGCTGGCTGGCAGTGTTCAGCTCAGGGTCGGCGAACACCTCGAAATTGATGATCGCGCCCTGGTTCTTCAGGTCGCGCATGAACGCCTGCAGGCCCTCGGTTACATCTTTGACGTAGGTCGCGGTAATGGCGCGATCGACCGCCCATTTGTGGCCATAGAGGATCGCGTCCATGACGATATCCATGGTCCGCACACGGGTGACGAAGGCCCACTTCGCGTCGGCCGACAAGGTGCGGTTGCCCCACAGGCGGAAGCCGTCGTCGCGAATGATGGTGGCGATGTTGGCGTTGTTGAGCAGGTTGGCTCGGCAGGTTTCGTCACCGTCGAGGAATTCGATCGGGCGACCGGTGCCAGTGATACCGACGAATTCCTTGTTCGATGGCGAGGCCCAGAAGCCGTACTCCGCGTCAGTCCAGGCAAACAGCCCGGCCACATACGCCGAGCCAGGCGCGTCGACCGTGGCGTTTTTGCTGGTGTCCCAGTACTGCACACCCGGATCGACCATATAGGCGCGCTTGGCGCCGAACTCGCCAGCGTAGGCGATGACCGCTTCATCGGTGGTGTTGGGGCCGTCGATGATGGCAATTGCGCGCAGCTTGTCAGCCAGCGCCACCAGGGCGGTAGCGACCGCCTGGGTCGCGCTGTGCTTGGGGCTAACCAGCAGACGCGGCTGGGCGTTGAAGCGGCTTTTTCCGTCGAGAAGTGCCTGCAGGCCGGTCCGCTTGCCGTCCGCCAAGGTGCCGCCGATGATCGCCGAGGTCTGCTCGGCAGCGTCCTCGAGCTTGGCCACGCCGCAGGCGACAATCACCGCCTTGGCACGGGTGAAGACAGCTTGGCAAGCCTTGGTGATTGCCGCGTCAGGGCCGAACGCGGCAATCGCCTCGCGCTCGCTGGTGATCAGCATCAGGTCATTGGGCTGCGCGGTAAGCGCTGGCGCCGGGGTGAAGGTATCGACCAAACCAATGATCGAGGACGACGGCAAGGCAATAGTACGCGCGCCGGTGTCGACGTTTGTTACGGTAACGCCGTGAAAGAAGCCAGACATAGATTCTCCAGATATGAAAAGGCCCCGCGTCAGCGAGGCCATTAGGGGTACAGCAGAAAAGAAAACGCCCCGTCGGTGCGGGGCGTTATTGGGATTGGTCGGCGATCCAGGGCGGGGCAACCGGCCTGTGCTCGACGACGGGAAATTGATCTGACTGGGGCCAGTCGCGCAGATCCTGCAGGTAGGCCAGCAGCTCGGCGAACTGGTCGGCTGACAGGGTGGTTTCGCGCTCAAGGTCCTGCTCGTCGCGATGACGGTCACGCAGCCACTGCCGTGCCGACAGCTCGCCGTCACGCCATGCGCGCTCCCGCGCAGCAATATCGTCCGAGCCAAGGGCCGGTGGATCGATCAGAATGGGCAAACACTTATCGTCGTGAGCACGCACTTTGCCCGGCTCGGGATTACCAATGACCGCATTCCAGCGATCCTCGGAAATCTCCACCGCGTCGGGAGGCATCACTGAATGGATTGCCTCCAAATAGCAGCATCCCGTTGTCTGACTGTAATAGTGCATTTCTTATTTCCCCATGCAGAAGAACGTATAACCGACGATGCTAGGCGGCACCGCGCCATTGGTAGCAGATCGGGCATTGATGTCGATGCCTGTTGACGAAGCGTTCTGCCCAGTCACCACCACGCCAGTCGCGGATGTCCCGATGGAATACACCACCAGACTTGAATTGAACTCAAGTGGCAGCCTGACTCTGACCGTACCAGCACCTGCGTTGATTTGACCGTTCGCCCACTGGATGATCAGCCCGCCGAGCCAGGTGGGAAATACAAAGTAGCCGTTGGACGTATAGCTGAACGCAAAGCCCCAGCGCATTTTCTTGGGCGATACCGCGACCGTGTCCAGGGTGCCGGAGTCGGTCTCTGCCTGGGTCGCAAGACGTAACACCCCGTAGAAGACTTCCGTTGCCTGCGCCGCAGCGCTTCGCATCGCCTGAAAGACTCTCAGCGGCGTCATGAGCTTGTTGTCGACCTCCCCGGCCTCTGCCTCAACCTGGCTGGCTTGGGCATTCCTGAGCTTTTTCGGCGTCACCATGGTGGCGTCGTCGGCGCCGTTGCTGACCTGCGTCTGAGTCGCCACCTTTGCCCAGCCAAGTACTGCCTCAGTGGATTGAACAACCTTTTTGGCCAACAGCTGCGCGACCCGACGCGGAGACATCCATACAGACGCCGAGACACCTGTTTCAGCCTCTTCCTGGGTCGCTTCAACCATGTTCCCGGTGTGCAGCATTTCTACCCACGACTCCCAGTCAGCAGAAGCCTCAGTAGGGAACGTCTTATTGGCCGCCCGGTAGAAGAAACGGTTTTGATAAATCCGCTTCAACTCTTGATGCGGGTAGGCAGCGGCTCCGCGAACAATCAAATGACTCGCTCCCAGGATGGGCGCGTTCTTCAAAGGCTCGCCTGATGTATAGGCATACACGCCATCGAGCAGCATGGTGTTCAGGTCGGTACTCGCTGGCAGTGGCAGCGGCGTACCTATTCCGTACTGACCTATTTTGACTGCATCGACAATCCCATAGCCGGCCAGGCTGGTCGGATTGGAACCAGCAACCACACGACCGTACTTATCAACGGTTACGCTTTTATAAGTACCTACGGTGACGCCAGATGGCCCGGCGAGCATTTCAAAAGCAAGCGCCGTGACGCCCAGCGTGATCGGCGCGTCCGTAACCAGTTGCCAAATGCTGTCGCCGTTGGCTGTACCCTTCTCCACCGCCACCATCAGGCCAGGCGTGACCTCTGCGCTTAGATCCGCATCGGCGCTGCGCTTCCAGGCACCACCGGCTACCACCGCATAGATACCGTTGTCCTTGCCCGCATTCTGGTTCTTCACCAGCACCCGTGCTCCGGCAGTCAACGCTACGCCATCAATGCTCTGCAGGCCGCTCAGGGCAATGTTGGCCGTAGTGGCTACCAGCACCGATGGCTTTGTGTCCTGCTCGGCAAGCCTGCCCTCTACCCACTCGCGGGTCGCCAGCACCACGCTCGGGTCAATCTTGAGCTGCACATTGCTGGCACTGCTGACCACCAGGTTCATACGTACAACTTGCGTTCGGCCCGACCCCTGAGTGAGCAAAGGCTTATAGGTCGGCGGGCAGTTGGCGATTGCCACAAGGTCGCCGTCAGCGTCATACAGGCCGATCTCACGAATCCAGCGCCCACCGCTATCGGCCGGAATAACCTGCTCAGCCACGATGATAGAGGCGTCTTTATCGTCGACCTTGAGTTGATTGAGTGGCGCGCGGCGCCACTCATTGATCAGCGCACGTTGCGTTGCATTTGGCGTCGACTCGGCGCCGCCGGCATCGCCGATGCCCATCTGGGTAATCTTCCACGGGATGCCCAAGGCATCCGCGTTGGCCTGCTTTGCCGCGCCCACATTGGTCAGGATCGCGTAATACTGTGAATTCTGGTCAGCCATGTGCAATGTCCAAGGTATCTATTGTGTGTTCGCGGCCGCCGCGACCTATAGCGCCTGTGACCGCAATAATCGATGAGGCAGGCGGGTAGACATCCAGCTCGTCGCCCTCCTGCAGGGCGCAGCCCACATACAGTGCGCCGCGGGTTTCCAGACTTATCACCAACCCCGTCATATGCCGACTGACCGGCCGAGCGTCATCAATCAGCGCCGACAACTCGGCATACGTCTGCTCACTGATGCCCGCATCGGAAACGCCAATCTTCAAAGCGAAGGTTCCAGGCACAGCAGCCGGCTTGGCCTGCCACCACTCCTCCACTTCAATCAGGTAGCCAAACGGCTCGACCACACGCCGAAGTGCGCCAAGGGTGCCTTTGTGGGCATGTACGAAGAACGACGAGCGAATCACCGAGCGCTTGATCGCGTCGCTCCAACTGTCGTCCCAGCGGTCGACCGACCAGGCCCAGGCAAGTTGATAGAGCAAGTGCGGCGGGCAGTTTTCGGGGCTGTAGAGCAGGCGTAAGTCGACCTTGAGGTCTTCATCGCCTGCGGCTTCGATGGCGCATTCCAGCGCGGTGCGGTTGAGCGGCAGCAGGCTGTCCATATCAGCCGCCCCGCTTCAGATCGAAGCCCGTGCACCACGCAGCCTGGGACTTGCTCGGGCGGATGTCGGCCCAGCCGCTGAGCTCAACCCGACTGACCCCGCCAATGTGCAGCTGTGCATCGATCCCGGAACGTGCAACTTCGACGCCCAGGCGTCGACGCGGGTTGATCCAGGCTTGCAGCCGACGACGGCACTCGGCGAGCACCGCCTCCGACTCAGGGCCGCTGTCAGCGATGTAAAGGGTGGCATCAATGCGGTAGGGCAAGACCTCGGCGCTACGCACGCTGACGCGGTCGGCTACCGGGCGAATGTCATCGTCATTGAGGTACGCGGCCACCTGGGCCAGCAACTGCGCATCTGCTACACCGTTGCCCTCCAGGCTCAACACAGTGACATCGACGACCGCGGGCGACGGGCTCTCGGCGGTTGCGTCAGCGACCAGTCCCGAGGCGTTGCGAGCGTGCAGGATGTAACTGTTGCGCGGCCCGGCAGTGGTGAGCCCCTCGTAGACCAACTGCACCCGCTCGCGCAGTGCCGCGTCAGACTCGAACAGTGCCTCGAGCGGCGGTACCTGAGTCCGGTCTTCAGCCTGGATGAGCAAACGCTGCAGGCTGACATTGGCCGCTAATTGGTCGAGGTCGCTGCCTTGAGCGTAAGCCAACAGCAGTGCCTTGGCCGCGTCGTTGATGCGTGCCCGGTTGAGCAATTTGCGGTAGGCCCCGACTTCCAGCAGCTTGCAGACCGGGTCACTTTCAAGCTGTGCGGTCCAAGCGTCCCCCAGATGCGCGCGAAAGGTCTGCAGATCAGCCTGATACAAGGCCTCGTAATCGAGGTCTTCGAGCAACTGAGGTGCTGGCAACTGGGCCAGGTCGACTTGGCTCATACCTGCACCTCGAGCATGGCTTCAGTGCCCAGGTAGCGGCCACGCAGGCTCATGCTGACCTGACCGCCGATTACCGCAATCACCTTGACTCGCTCCAATTGCAAACGCGGTTCCCAACGTCCCAGAGCACGGGCGACTTCAGCTTGTACGGCGCTTTTCCAACCTTCGTTGACCGGCAGGTCGACGTAGCGGCGCAGTTGGCTGCCGTATTCCGGGCGCATGCGGCGGCTGCCGAGGGGGGTAGAAAGGATGTCTTCAATCGATTGACGCAGGTGGGCGATGCCGGCCAACGGCTGGCCGGTGCGCCGGTCCATACCGATCATGGCGCACCTCCAGGCGAGGGCCGGACAGCAATGGTCGAGCCCCATGGGCAGGTTTGCATAGCAGTCTCCTGACAGAAAAAAACCCGCATCGGCGGGTCTGTTAATGTTTGTGATTGGCCGTGTTGCCGGCCGTGTCGATGATCTGGCCGCCACCATTGATGTCGCCGCTGACCACCAGCGGGCCCTTGATCGAGACGCTACCGGTGAGGGTGATCGCCGCTGCGTCAAGGCTGATGGCGCCGTCGCTGACCTGCAGCGTGCTGCCCCCGACCCGGATGCTGGCGTTGCCGGTCGGCAAGTGGATGTCGTAGCGCCGTGCTTGCCAGTCGTAGGCCAGTGAGCCGCCATCGGCGAAATGCCACACTTCAAGATGGTCACGGTTATCTGGTGGGCTCCCCGCATTGCCATACAGTCCCGGGAAGAACGTACCCTGGGCTGGCTCGCCGCTGGGACTCAACAGGACGCCCTGCTCGCCAATACTTGGCGCGCGCCAGTGGCGGGCCTGGCCTGCCGCCAGTGCATGCCAGCGCAACCAGGCGCTGCTCCAGCCGCTGCCATCCGAGACCCGTACCCGCGCAGCGGCAGGATCCACCGCCACTACGCGGCAAGGGATGACCAGGCAGGCCAACATGCGGTCGTGCATTGAACTTGAGTAACTCATGACAGATCCTGTGCAGGGAAGTAATTGCCCTCGTTGCCAGGGCCGGTTTCCGGGCTGATCCCCAGCATCAACTGCCCAGGCGGCTGGTCGGGCCAATCCCAGCGTGGCTCGCCGAGCAGCACCGGCTGGTCCCAGCGCACCGTCCAGCCACTACCGTCGAACTGAGCCTCGACATTGCGGCTCGCTTCGACGAAATCCAGCTCCCAGAACTGCTGGCGCAGCACGTCGATCAATTGCGCTGCCAGGAGGCTGCCTTGCAGGCGCGCCTCGGCCTGGGCGCTATCCGCGGCGGTAATGTCCGCCTCGAAACTGGCGAGCAGCACCGAGCGTCCATCGCGGGGGGCAGGGTCGGCCGTCATGCGCACCACGCCATGGCGCAGTGCGGGTAATGCCGTGCTATTTCCTACAGATGAATATGCATCGACTGACGCAAGTTCCGGGATCGCCTCACGAATGGTTGCGGTTACTGCCGCGTGTAAGGTTGTCAGTTCGCTCATGTTCAGGGCTCCTCTCGCACATCTGCCCGCGCGCCGTCGCGCAGCCCAAGCCGCTTGGCTGCCCAGCGTTCATAAAGGCCGATGGCAACATCGGCTCCCGCCATCGCAGTCAGACAGCCAAAGGCGCTGGCGCTCCAGATCGACATGCCGCTGGCGTACAGCAGCATCACCGTCGACACGCCACAGATCATGCATGCCCCGGAACGCAGCGCCAGCCGGCGCACCAGCGACCAGCCTTTTGCTCCAGCCTTGTCGGCCCGCCACATTTCGCCGGAAACACCGCCCAGCAACGCCAGGACGATTACCAGCCAGAGCGGCATTTCCAGTAACGCTTGTTGCTCGTTCGTCACTGCCCTGTCTCCTGTGTGATGCCCGCCGACGACTGTCGACAGGTCGGTTTACGCTTAAACTCGGCATTCCAAAAAGCCCGCCATCGCCGGCTTTTCAGTAATGCGTGGTCAACCGCAGGCCACTACTGGTGACACCTGCGGTCATGTCCAAAACTGTTAACTCCGACCGCGGCCGCCTGCCCGCCGGAAAACTGTTCGTGGTGCTTTACGCTGCACACCCGGGCCAGTTGCCAACCCTCTGAACAGTTGAGGCCTGTTCATCGCTGCCTTTGCAACAACCGGTTTCTACCCGGCTTGAGAAACACGTTATGCGCATATGCATATGCAGTCAATGCATTTATTCATAGAATTTCACATGAGGATTTGCGGATATGCATGAAGGCCATGCATCACGCTGGCTGTAGGATTTTTCTGCAGGCGAAAAAAAACCCGCCGAAGCGGGTTTGTTCTGACGATGTTCACTCAGCGGGCGTACATCCCCCACCAGAAGACGTGGCCCAGCAGGCTGATCTGCTCATCCTGCATCTGCTGGAAAGTGTAGTCCTCGTCGGGGTGCTCATCGCGGTTGAAGCTGCGCAGGCGGATGCCGGTTGGCAAGCGATACACCTGCTTTACACGCAACTGGCCGTTGTGATTGATGGCATAGAGGTCGCCATCGACGATATCGCCGATCGCACATTTACCGGTATTGACCCCTACCGTGGCGCCATCACGCAGCACCGGCAGCATGCTGTTGCCGCGCACGGTCACGCACTTGGCGTTGTCGAACTGGACGCCATTGTGGCGCAGGCTGCGCTTGCCGAAACGCAGGCGCGCACGCTCGCTCTCTTCGATGACGAATCTTCCTGATCCTGCTGCCAACTCGACCTCGCGAAGAAAGGGCACGCTAACCTCGTCGTCCTCGACGGGTGTTTCATCGTCCCACAGGCTGATATCGCTCATGTCGGCATGACCATGAGCCGGCTGCGCCGCTTCACGCGACTCGCCGAGTTCGGCGCGGCCACGTAACTGGTCGGTGCTGACGGCGAAATACTCGGCGATTTTGGAGACGTGTTTGTCTGACGGATCAACGATCTTTTCGCTGAGAATCCGCGAAAGCGTGGATTGAGGAACGCCCGTGCGCCGGTGCAGCTCCGTCGGAGACAGGCCGTGGCGGTCGAGCAAGGTCTTGAGTACGGAGGCTACGTTGCGTTTTTGCATAAGCCGCATAATGCAACGAGTTGTGCGCAAATGCAATTGATGCGGCAGCGCACCGGCCAGCCTGCGCTTGGCAGAGCGCGGCAATCCAATGGCGTATCGTCCCTGCATCGCCGGGCAAAAGTCTGTAACATTGCCGGTTTCAAAATCGCCCACCGAATCACGCTGTAAGGCCCCGAATGTCTGACCTCTCCGCGCACACTCCAATGATGCAACAGTAGATGCTTGATCAGTGCATAGGGCGCGCCGTTACTGGGCTGCGCGGCCATGCTGTCTAATACAGATTGCGAGCTTTCCGCGAGTTTCGACCAGTAAAGTCGCGAAGCTATCGAGCAGTATTAGACAGCTAAACCCCCCTCCTCCGGCGTCCTGCCGACCGAATCCCCAACCAAAACTACAACGTCCGACACCACCACGACTGCGCATACAGCACGCCGTCAACCTCCTCCACACCATTGATGTTGATGCCGAGCTGGGCCATGCCATTCACCTTCGCATCGTGCAGACGCGGGATGACGTCGGCGCCGGGCGAATGGGTGAAGACCCAGGCCTGCGTGGACACCCTGCCCAACGGCGCGCTGTGGTGATCGCCGATGTGGATGTCTGCCTTTAGGGCCTGGATCTTCCCCAGCTGATCAGTCGGGATGGCCACGCCCAGCTTGCGCCGCCGGACGATCAGGAAGTACATGACATCGGCCCGTGGCTGCGCAGGCTGTAGGTAACCACGCCCCAGACAGAGAACTCGTCACCCTCCATGATGAACCGCGGCGCGTACCGAGGATTCTCCGAGCGCAGCACGATCTGCCGGCCAACATAGTCGAGCCGCTTGCAGACTGGCTCGCCGTTCACCGCCGCGATGACGATGTGGCCGGCCCGCGCATCAATCGCCTTGTCGACGATCGCCACGTCCTCGTCGAAGATCCCCGCACCCTGCATGCTGTCGCCGTCGATCCTGACCAGATACACATTGGGCGCATGCACCTGCATCAGTTCGTCGAGGGATATGGCCTGCAGGTCTTCGACGTATTCGAATGGGTTGGCGGCTGTCATGCTTGGCTCAATACTGTATATAGATACAGTATCTTATGGCAGATTGTGGCTTACGACAATTACCGGTCAGCGGGCGCGCTCATCCCGCCCATGATCGACTCGCACGCCAGCCCAGCTATTCGACTTCGCTCAAGCGCTTCCGCGAGGCTTCCCGCCATTCGGTCAGCGTCTTCAAGCAATCCCCCGAGCACCATGACGGGAGAGGTTCCTGTCGCGCGCTGCTGGGCAGCGATGGTACTGCAGGTTGCTGCTCGACCGTCGCGCAGTCGGGCGATTTCCCCGCGCAGGCCGACAGAGCCAGACTCAGCAGTAGCAGCGCGGTCTTTGAGTTTCGCGATAAGCTCGTCACTTTCCCTTCCCTTTTCGTCTGCCAGCGCTTGCCGGCGCTGCTCTTCGGTTCTGGCCTGCGCCGCGGCACGCCGGTCGCGCTCGGAGACCTCCAGCCGGTAACTGGCCAGGCCCTGCTCTGCTTCGGCGGTCGCGGCCCGGGCATCTGCCGCCGCTCCCTCGGCAATCACCACCCGGTACTGCTGGCCACCGGCAACCAGCACCAGCGCGATCAGCCACCAGCACCAGGCCGGCGCCGAGCCGAGCCAGGTCATGCCAGCACCCGCACGGCGATGTCGTACAGCGCTTTTCGCTCAGCAGCGCCATGCGGCACGCGCCCAGGCTTGCCGGTATTGATGATGCTGCCGATGTCCTGGATGCGGCCGGCGTCTGCCAGCTCGTTAAGCCCGTGCTTCGCCCACCACCACGCAGCGGACTGCGCAGCGTGCTCGGCCTGCTCGAGCAGTTCCGGCTGATCCTCTAGCGGCAGCCCCAGCGCGGCGCCGGCTGCCTGGTAGTTGTCGCGCCCGGTGAGCTGGATCAGCCCGCGACCCCGGTACCGCCAGCCATCCCCCGATGATTCGGGACCATTACCCATGCGCCCGCTGTAGACACGATTGGCGATTTTCTCCGGCTGGCGGGCATATGCCGGCGCAGTCTGGGCGGTGAACCTGCTGGGCCAGGTACGAACCAGCGCGTCGGCGCTGTAGTTGAGGTTCTCGACCAAAACGCGCAGCTGCCCAGATTCGTGGCCGATCTGCGCCAAGAAGGCGGCGGCGCGCAACCGGCTGTCGATCTTCCAGCGGACCATGGCTCGGTTTAGCGCAGGCAAAAAAATGCCCGCTACGGTGCGGGCTTTTGGCAGAACCTGCAGCAGCTGCTGCTCGGTGATGGGCATGAGATCGTTCTCCAGGCAAAAAATACCTCCAGGCGGCGGTATGCGTGATGGTCTAGGCGCTGCCCCTCAGCGCCCAAGCTGTCGAATGAGGCGATAAACCCACAGATCGGAGCATGATTACGCCTCCGTACTGGGTTTCGGTGGACCCACCCATGCTTTCTCCAAGGCGAACATTCCGCACTTCCTAGCGCTAGGGTGTAGGAATCATGCCAAAAAATCCTTGGTTCTTTCAGGTGAATTGAGGCGGAAATTTCAAAATGCTATGATTCCGAGATTTTGAAAACTTTTGAGCATTGCAACGCATACAAGGATTGCCAGCGTGACAAAGAGAAGCAACCTATTTGTTCTACTGGCTTCTGTAACCGCGATAGCATTTGTTGTGCTGCTTGGTGAATGGAAGCTAAACAAGAAAAGCATTTGGGACGAAATAGCTGAGAATTCGCCATTGGATGCACAAAGAGCAGCCGTATTTATGGCGAAAGAGTCAAGATTACTAACTGATGCCGAGCTTTCTAATCTAGCAAGAACCATCGTCAGCTCCAGAGAGATAAAGTTTTCTCAAGCAATCACAAATGAACTCATATACAAAACACAAAACAGTGAAGCCAAGAAGCTGGCAGTATACATAGCTGAACAAGGATTTATCGCCAAAGGCGACATATTGCTCTCTAATCGGGCCGCCCTAGAGTACAAAATTGGTAGATTTGTTCCAAGAAACCTTGAAAAAGCGACTATCATTTTTTCAAGCCCAACACTGAAAAACGTCCCAATATCCAAGTTCTACTTGGCTGAGATTCTGCTAGACAATGACAACCCAAAAAAAGACCCAAAGACAGCAAAAGAGCTGCTGACAGAATCTGCAAATTCAGGGATAGAAGCAGCAAAGCAAAAACTTAAGGAACTACAGTGAACGCTACAAAGTATAGGCCGGACATCGACGGACTCCGCACAATAGCCGTTATGGGCGTAATCCTATTCCACATGAGCTTATCGTTCATCCCGGGCGGCTTTGTAGGAGTAGACGTTTTCTTTGTTATTTCTGGATTTCTAATCACCGGCTTGATCAAGGATGCCGTTGATAAAGACAGGTTCAGCCTCTCTAACTTCTACATCCGAAGAATCAGAAGACTGATCCCGGCAGCAGCCTGCACAATCACAGTATCTTTCGTTTTTTCCACGCTGTTATTCTCCAGTGAGCACCTTAAGAGCTCAGCAGCCTCTTCAATCGCCGCACTGTTTTCATTATCGAATGTCTGGTTTTGGCTGGAGAGCGGGTACTTCGACTCGTCCGCACTGACCAAGCCGCTTTTACATACCTGGACGCTCAGCGTTGAAGAGCAGTTCTATTTCGTATGGCCAGCCGCATTGGTTTTCTTATTATCAGCAAGGAGTCGTCTCGTTGCTCCACTGATGTTATTCGCCGCCGGCTGTGTGAGTCTATACTTTGCCTGGGCATGGATTAGACTAGACCCAACATCGCCATTCTTCTTGATGCCGTTCCGCATCTACGAATTTGCGATCGGTGCGTTAATGACCTGGGCTCCGCGCAACGGGCTGAAGAACTTCCTGAATGAGTTAATTCTGCTATCAGGTCTTGTGATCGTCGGGTGGTGCATGCTGACCTACACCGAGAACACGCCCTTCCCATCATACTATGCTCTGCTTCCATGCCTGGGCACAGCCATGATCATTTACTCTGGCGAGGCGAGGTTCTCAGGCTTACTTCTGCGAAACAGGGCTATGACATGGGTTGGCGAGCGCTCCTACTCACTATACCTGACGCACTGGCCGGCTATTGTTTTTTACACATACTACGTGCTTTCTCAGCCTACGGCGTTAGACCTTGCCATAATCGGCCTAATCACTCTGGCCACGGCCCAATTTCAATACAAATATATTGAGGTCCCTTTCCGGCTAAACCACGCCGTCGCGAAAAATTTTAGCAACCGTAAATTCGCCGCATACCTGGCTATTCCAGTTTGCCTGTTGGTATATGTCGGGACAATGGCATACGTACAGGACGGCTGGAAATGGCGAATTGCCAGCTATGGAAAGACTGATTCCCCAGTCACACAGAGCATCGACCTTCGTCGCAATGAATGGCAAACATCGCTAATTTCAACGTATGCGAATGCTCAGGACGTTGGCTCCCGAAAGTTGGACGCAAAAACCGCGCTAATCATCGGCGATAGTCACGCTGCCCATATACGTAGCGCATTCGACTACATAGGCAAAAAATATAATATTCGCGTCACTCTATGGTATTACGTTGGTTGCAATCCTCTGTTCGGAACAACTCATGTGTTCGCCGCTCCCGACCCGAGAGAGGAAGGGTGCAAGATCCAGAACAATGCATGGGAGAACCACCTAAAGTCGAACAGGTACGACTACATCGTAATTTCATCACGCTGGGCGTGGGCAGTTGAGCCAAGCGAGTATGGACAGTACAAGGTCCCTCAGCAGTATATAGTTGATGTGAGCAACCCAATAAAAACCTTGGAGGAGTCAAGGAAGGTATTTGCACAAAGCCTAGACAGGACAGTGAAAGCGGCACTACAAGCATCTGGACAGGTGATTCTTTTTGCTCAGTCACCAAACATAGGAAAGTCGCTAGATGGCTGCGACAACGTTCCTCGATATATCCTCTCGGAAGAGCAAGTAATCGAAAGATGCAAAACCATCGACAAAGGATTAATCCTGAAGAGACAGCAATTCACCAATAGCGTGATACGCACTGTAGCACAACAAAGCAACAGGATTCACGCGGTGATACCAACCGAATTATTCTGCAAAAGCAGTGAGCCTAACTGCATTACCTCGTATGACGGATACCGACTTTTCCAGGACGAAACACATTTCACGGTTGAAGGAGCAAAATACTTGGCGCTCGAGTGGGAAAAATCTGTAGATTTCCCATTCACAAAAGCAGTATCCGATAAATGATAGAAAATGGCGCGCACTGAAGCGCGCCGAATTCTAAAAGTTTCGCCCCACCTCAAGCCAGACGCCATTCTCCCTACGCAGCGTAATAAAGTTGTTAGTGCTGGACGGCACTACGTTGGCATTACCCTTGAGCCGCATTACGGCTGAGTTGTGGACCAGGGTGGTGAATCCGTCGAGCCTAACCCGAATGTCCCTCCTGTCAGTTGCATCGTCGAATGTGGTAACGGATACCGCCGAAGTGTTCGCCAGATTGTTCTCCTTCCACAGGCCTACGCTAGGGGTTGTGTCACCTGTCGGCAAAGAGTTAACTGACCAGCCACTATCGAACGGCATGTTTCCTTCCACCTCGATGAAGTGGTTGAGGAAGCGCGGCAGGGAGAAGCTTGCAGCTGTAGAGGTGCGCTCAAATACCTGCTTTTTAAGAACGTTATTTGCGAACGACCCGCTGTTCATCTCTATTACCTTCATCTGCCAAGCATGCTTGCTGGAATAGACAGTATTGCCGTCAACTACTAGGCCGGTGAGCGAGTGAACGCCTTTATTGTCGTTGATCTGACCGAAGTACATAGCCGTAGGGACAGTGGCCTTGGTCGATACCGCACGAATATCATTGTTTCGCACGGTGACGTTGTTCATGTTTGCAACGGAAAGATCGTTCAGGGACGATCCCTTGCCTTGAGCGAAGTGCTCAACTGCTGTTTGCGTCGAGTTCCATGCGCTTTCCACGCCGATAAAGGCACGGTAGCAGTCTCCGACGAGGTCGTTGTCTTCGATCAGGCAGTCAGATGAGTCGCAGTGAACATAAATGTGATAATCGCCAGTGACAACGTTGTTCGACGTCTTGGTCTTGTTGTTGGTGATCTTGCAGTTCGGCGAACTGAGGCCGACCTTGATCAACGCTTCGCCGATCCACTGGTCCTCTGGGTATATTCGGTTGTTGTCGATGGTCAGCTCGCGGCAGCCATAGCCAGCCAAGATGCCGGCCGATACGTTGCGGCGAATCTGATTCATAGCTAACAAGCCTTCGCTGGAGGTCCACTCCATAGCAATGCCACGGATGTTATTGCGGCACCAGTTGCCCACGATCTCCGAATATAGCGCACTGATGTTGGTAATTCCGTAATAGCCACCATCTAGTTCGTTGAATGCTATGGTGTTCCGGGTGGCAAGAATTGTTCCAGATGGTGCAACGCCAAGCGCAACGTAGTAGGCAACCGCATCCGCATAAGGGGCGATATTCAGGTCGCAGGCGATAGAGATCGGATACCAGCGGATACCAGTGTTGTCCTTTGTGATGCCTGGAATACCGCGAATATTGTTGAATGCGATAGTGTTGCCCGACACCTGCTCAACGCCGGTAGCGAAAGCAAACAGAAGAATGCCGTAGCCATGAACCATGTTGATGATTCGGTTGCCAATGAACTTACAATCTTGGCAGTTCTCCCCCTCGAAAACGCGCAGACCGCTACCGCCCTCAAGATTGTTGGCATCGAACCTACCAAAATTGCAGACAAAGTTCTTGACGTTTTCGGTTTCCCCGCTACGAATCCCGCGAAGCCTAAAGCCAGCCGAGGGCGAGGTAAACTTGATCGAGCCGCCATTCCACTGGAACCCCCTAAGCCCGTTGCGGATGTCCACTTTCCCCGCCTGCTCGTATACGCCCGGAGGAAATACTACGTATCCGCCAACTGCTCTGGCAGCTTCGACAGCGGCCTGAATGGCGCCGGTGTTATCGATCCCTGGAGTTGGCTCGGCGCCGTGGGCGGTGATACTCACAGGAACTCCACTGAGAGCTTGCGCGACAGTTATGTCCCCGTAACCAACCATTTTTGCGCCAGCAGAAGAAGCAAGAGCCTGTCGTAGCGCAGCATCCCCTACGGCCTGCAGCTTGGGCGCGTCAGTGGCCCAGGTTCCGGTGAGGGTAAGCGGTATATCAGCTGCGTTCGTAACCCGGTACAGCTCGCCAGCGCGCTGCACGAGCTGGGTCTGGCGATCGACAACGACGCCAGCGCCATAGGTAAGGTAGACCGACTCATAGCCCTGTGCGATCAGGTAGTCCGTTACCTGCTGCATGATGCCGACCCAGGACTTGAGAGGCACACCAAGGCGGTTCAGATATTCCCCAAGTTGCCCCGTGAGCAGCAGATCGATGATGGCAGTATTATCGTAAAGGTCGCGCGGATCGCTCGAGCCATCGGTTCCAACCGGGTTGCCAGTGTTGTAGCGCATATTTTCTCCGGGCATGAAAAAGCCCGCTCAAGGCGGGCATGCTCGTTAAGGGTCCGGTCAAGCCGGTGGGAAGTTGTCGTCGTCCAGGTAGACGCGCTCGTCGTAGTTCACAGCGGTGACGTTGCAGCTCACGGTCCCGCTCGGATTGACCTCTTTGATCAGGGCCGGGTAGCAGAACTTGGCCTTAGGCCCGAACTGGATAACAGGCGCGTCCATTGCGCTATCCAGAACCGGCACGAAGTCCAGCTCAGGGATGGTCAGGCGGTAGTCATCGATGCGGGTGGCGACATAGGGGCCAGAGGCGCTGCCATCCCGCCGGCGCAGGGCAATCCAGTGTTCGCCCCCGGCAGACCAGTTGAGCGGCTCGGTAGAAACCAACATGTGCAGGCTTCCCAGCTTCGCGTAGCCTTTGAGCATCGCGCTCTGCCCATAGCCTGGCGTGGTATCACCCAGTAGCGCGTAATCGAGGTAGCCGCTGTTGAGCGCATCCAACTCTGTCGAGAAGCTGTAGCGCTTGCGCTGGTAGACCTGCTGCCGCCGGCGACGCATGCCGATACGCCATGCTCGATGCTCATCACCAACGCCATCGATCTTCACCTTCTCGGTGCGCAGACCCAGATCCCCGGGCAGTCGGCACTCGACGGTCTCAACCTGCCAGGTTGCGGAGCTGAGGTATTCGACGTCCACGCCATCGAAGTCATCCTCGGTGACGTGCTCGGCCTCTCGTTTGAGGGGCTTGGTCATGATTTGCGGGTTGTACATGTGGTCAAAGTCCGGCCCGCGCGGCTCGTCACGAACCGGTCGGATCAGACCTCTATCGATGGTCAGTTCCGAGAATCCGGCTTGCAGCGCCTCGATCATGCAGGCCTTGACAGTGCTGGCCGACTCGATGGTGCGGTCGTAGAAGTCGCCGCGGGCCGTCCACAGCGCTTGCAGGCGATCCAGTTCGTCCAAGTCGAGATCTGAGTTGCCGTCCTCGACCGAATAGCCAACGCTTTGCGCAATGTAGCCGATCCAGGCTGCGATATCTCTGGTTGGCTCGGGCGAAGTCCATGCCCCACCGCGCCTGGTGCGCAGCTTGCGCGTGGCGATGACCGATACCTGGCTTTCAGACTGGGATGCGATCCGGTTGCCGCCCTTTACCCGCAGGGCCAGCAGCGTGACACCGGCATAGCTGGTCGGCGCGGGGAGGTTGGCGCGCAGGCCGTACCACTGGACGGTGTTGGCGTCCTGGGTGCTGGTGGACTTGGCGCCGATGCGGCGCATCCGCACCTCTGGCCGGATGCTCCCTGGAATATCAACCATGAATTCAGTGAACCCGAGCTGATCCAAGGTCTTCTGGGTGTAGGTCTTCTTGAACGAGGTCCAGGCGCCAGCCAGGGTTATGTCTCGATACTGCATCTCGACGGTCACCGACAGGTTGTTCAGGTCACCCTTCCCACCCACATGCACAAGGCCTTGCGGGAAGAAGATGTCCCAGGCGATACGCGAAGTAGTGGTGCCCGCTGGGCAGGCTGGGAATGGCCCGGACCAGTCACCCTCTTGCGTAGAACCGTCCAGAGTCAATACGGCCGCCGAGGTGGTCAATGTGTCAAACCCAGGCCATGTGGTGTCGTTGTCGCCTGCGGCGTTCATGCGCTCAACCGATATCGCGGCCGTGCTGGCTGCCGTGATGCGGTATCGCAGGCCGCGGAATCCAATGCCCATGACCAGACCAGTTCCGACTGCCAAGCCGGTGGCAGCGCCACCGGCTGCCCAGTCCAGGGTCATCTCATCCGGCGCGGAACCGACACCAGGTGTATAGGTGGCGACCGTGTAGTTACCCGCGTTCGCCCCGACGATCTCAATTTGCATCCCTGCAGTCAGAGCGAACTGGTCGAGGCTTCCCCGAATGATGTCGCGCCCGGACCCGCCGTCAATGACGTCCAATGGGTAGCCCACCTCAATCCTCACGATCATGCCGGCGGCCCAACCAGCAGGAAACTGCCCGGCACCGGTAGGCACCGTGATTGTCTTGCTGGCGAATTGGTATGACTGTGCGTCAGGAACAGGCGTTACGGCGTAGGTCGCCTTCAGTTCGATACCAGCTGTACCGGTGGAGGTTGCGCCCACTTCCGGCGCCGAATGCCACCACTGCGCAGCCGGCTCATTGGAAAGGTCGGCACCAGGCTCGTAGATTGTAAATTCGGCATCGGCACCCAGCGAGATCACAGGGGTTTCGCCAATCAGGATGCTGCTGACTGGAATGTCATAGCTGCCCTTGCCCACCACCAGCAGCATCTCGATCCACTGAGAGCGCGGGTCTTCAAAGTAGCGGTTTGGCGGGAGCGCATAGTCCGGGTATGGGCGCTGACGGCCGGCGATCTCGCGAATGACCGCGTTCAGCTTCACCTGGTTGCCCTTCACGGTGGCCAAGCCAAGGTCGTTCCCACGCTTGGTGTTGCCGCCACTGTTCAGGGAAGGCATCTTCGGCATGAGAGCGCTCATGACCGCCTTGGCTCCGAACACGAGCGCGAAGGTGATCGAGAACGGATCTGTACCCTTTGGCTCTCGGTATATTTGGACGCTATCTTCGGGTCCGAACTCAATAGACGCCCACTGCGTCGGCAGAGCCCGCTCACCGTTGACGAACACGCTCATCGGCAGCGCTGCAGGCTCGACCTCTTCCGGCAAACCGTCCGCGCGGAACCATGCCAGCAGGCTCTGGCGTTTTTTGACCGCGCAGAACTCCGCTGGCCCGGCAGCGAGCTTGTTGGGGTAGATTTCGATCATTGCCGATCTCGGTAGTAGATGATGGTGTTGTGGTCGCGCTCCCACTGGTGCAGCGGTAGGCAGCGAGCACCACGGGCGGGGTTGATCTCAAGTACCTTGAGCCGCCCGCCAGCATTAACCACCAGGGCAACATGAACGCAGAGAGCGCCGCGCATTACGGCAGCAATGGCCCCAGGCTCTGGCCCGCACACCTCCATGTGCTCTGCCTCGGCCCGGTATGCCCGGGTGAACTCCTTCGGCTCGTTGTTGCGAACATGGCCCCAGTTCGGCAGCAGCCGTTGTCCTAGGTGCAGGTGACGCGCCTCCCTGCAGAGCCCCCAGCAGTCATACCTTTCTGGACCGCGAGCGCCGTCCTCATACCTGCAGGACAGGTATCTGTTGATCCATTCCATAGGTGATGCCTCAGAGGTATTTCAGGGCAGGGAAACGCTTGGTATTTGCAACGTCGCGGGGGAATCCGGTGCCGATCAGGTCGAAGAAACCACATGGCAAATTGGCGTTGTTGCTTTCGAATGAGTCACTCTGCACGGTCATGCGGCATGGCTTCTCGCAGGGCGCAGACAAGTCGCTGGCCAGGTAAACCCTGTAGACGGCGGTCACCCGGGCGCTGGCATCAAGGGCTTGGTCGGCATAATGCCTCACCCTGCCGGTAGTGTTATCCACTCCAAAGGCCAATGCCTGGTTGCCCTTATTGTTCTTGGCGGCCAGCGCAATGCCGATGTTGGCCGCCTCGAATGTCACCAGCCTGCCATCCTCGGTCCCGCAGATCCGATCCTTGAATCCGTTGCAGATGAGAACAGGCGCCGACCACGCGGGGCAGGTGATCTCAAGCGTCCGCACAAAGGCTTCCTTGCCTCCAGACGCAACCGCCTCCCGATAGATCTGCTCAAGAATGGCTGAGTCGGTCATGCTTCGGGCCACTCCCTGTTAACAGCCATGTCGATGATGTTCATCATGAACCAGAACTGCGGGAAGTCCTCCCAGCCAGGCTGGATCAGCGAAGGCTCGCGCAGCTCGAGAGTCGCCGACATCTCCCATCTGGTGATTTGCACTAGCCGTGGCCCATCCGGCTTACCAGTGAATCGGCACTCGAAATTCTGAAATCCTTCCGGAAGCTGCAGCGGCATGCTGAACCACTCGACGCCGTAGTTCAGATTCCGCGCATACCAGCCCCTGAAGAATGCCGCCTGGTTCGTGTCGAAGTTCCAGGTGAAGCTCACAGTTTCTGGAGCGCTCTCGAAGTTCAGCCTCTGCCGCGCCCGTCCGGACTCCATGGGTGTTCGAATCATGGGATCTACCGGGGTGCGCAGCTCGTAACCGTTTTGTAGTGGCAGAGGCAGCTCTGCTGGATATTCGATCATGATCCCACCGCCTGAAGTCCGTATTTAGCTTGCAGAGCCTGATGCGCCTCATCGTCACCCATGACGCTCGCAACCCAGACCTTGATGAAATCCTGATTACCTTGGCGGGTCGTCTGGGATGTGCCAGCCTTCGAAGCGTCTTCGAATATCTGCACGATCGGTTGGGGCATCTGGCTGCCGACCTGGGTGCCACTGGTATTCTGCGCAGAGGCACTGCTGTTCGATCCCCGGATTGGGGTGACATTTCCCTTGCGCAGCGCCTCGACTGAAGCGACTCCACCGAAACGACTGATGTCAGCCTGACTCCAGACCACTTCACCCTTGTGGACGACGCCGGCGGGCTCGTACTTGCCGCCCGAGCCGGTGTAGCCACCCTCAGAGAAGCCGCCGCTGATGCCGCGGATCAGAGCGTATGCGGCAATCAGTGCGGTGCCGCCAACCGCGGCGGCGGCGCCAAACGAACCGATAGAAGCAACCAGCGCAGCAGGAGCCCAGGAGGCCAATGTCTCGACAGCGGCCGCCACATTTGCGGCCAGCGTGGTTGCAATCGTCGATAGCGATGAAGCCTCGGCGATGCCGTCCGCTGCAACTTTTGCGGCAGCCTTGGTCCCCTCGGCCGACACAACGGCAGTTGTTTCAGCGGTGATACCGGCCATTTTTAGGGCCTGCGTTACAAGCCACTGCGCAGTTATATCGGACAGCGCCCCGAGTACGGACCCTGCCATCGTGGTGCCGAGATTGACGAAGGCATCGCCCAGGCTCATGGTCTGAGTGATCACGCCCTGGATGCTGCTGGATATAGATGAAGTTGTGTCGCTCAGGATTGACGCCGTTGCATCCCGCGCCTGCTGGTTATAGTCAGTCGCCATGTCGACGTAGTTCTGCCATGAGCCGGACACCCCAAGCAGCCACTGCCCGCGCATTTCGTCTTGCTGGGTGTAATAGTCCTGCTGGTATCCAATGCGAACTGCGAGCGCGGCCTGCAATGCAGCGGTCTCGCTCTCGTAGAGAGATGTGTCGTTGTCGGTAGGGTTCTGGATCTTGTTGTAGTCGCGGCTCAGCTTGTCGAGCTGCTTTTGGTAGTCCTGACGAATTTTCAGATCGTCCTGCAGCCGCTGTCTGCCTTTATCCCCGAGACCTACACCAGCCAGGGAGCTGTCCAACCCCTCCTTCGCCAAATCGTTCTGCGATGTCAGATTTTCCCGGAATGCCTTCAGCTTGGCTTCGTTTTCGTACCGTTCCTTGGTCAGCTGATTCGCTTTCTCAAGCTCGGCGTTCTGCTTCTGCTGTGCCAAATTCAGCTCAGCCATCGCCAGGACTTGCTTCTGCGAGGTGGTGAGGGTCTTTTTCTCCTTGAGGTTGGCGATCTCAGTCTCGAGTTCGATCAACTTCCGGGCCTCGGCGCCGAGCTTCTGGGTTTGCTCAACCTCACCAGCAATTACGCTGCTCTGCTGCTGCAGAACGGCATATCGCTGGCGAGCCTCATCCAGCATGCGCTGGCCTGCATCCTCGCGATACTGCGGGCCTTTTGGAGTGCGCGCATCCTTGTACTTCTCGTTAATGGCAGCAATGTCTTTGGCCTGCTGCTCTGCAGTTATCAGGATCGAATTGTCACCAGAAGCGCGCGCCTGGGTAACGCGCCGCTCAACCAAAAGCCTGTATTCGGCAAGCTCTCTGGCACGCTTGTCGGCGTTGCTCTCGGTCTCCTTGCGCATCCGATCAAGAGAAACCTGATCATCAAGCGCCTGCTGCTGTTGTTGCTGAGCAAATCCTTTGGCTGCTGCTCGGCGATCGTCCTCGGCTTTTTTGATTAAAAGCTGAGTTTTTTGGGCCTCAAGTGACTCTTGGCGAAAGGTATCACTGGGTGTCAAATTACTGAGAGGGTCAGCTTGGGCCCCTCTCGGGTTGCGCTGCTTCTTTCTGGATGCGCTTTCCGCGATGGCATTCAGCTGCTCATCAAGAGCGCGCAACTGATCATCAAGGCTCTTCTCGCGACCGACATTCAGGGCCGCGTCCCATGCCGCCTTTGCAGCACCAGCGACCGCTTTCCAGCTCGACTCGATATAGCCGAGGTTGTCACGTACGCCTTTAGAGGTACGGTTGAGGCCCTGCTCGTATGCGTCGTTGGCAATCTGCGCCGCCGCCTGAGTATTGCCCTGCTCCTGAAGTGCTTTGATTTGCTCATAGGTAGACGCGGTCAGGAAGTTCATCGACTCATTGAGCCTGAGGATCTCGGCAACTGGATCCTTCGCGATCTTCTTGAAGTTGCTTACCGTTTCCTCTGCGGCCTGGCCGGTTGCCGATTCGAAGTCAATCGCCGCGCGGGTGATCGACTCGAACGCGGATACCGGAATGCGTGCAGATGCAGCGAGCTGAGCAAGCACTGCAGCAGCCTTGCCGACCGTGCCGCCAGCCGCAGAGACTTGCTGAGCCATCCCAGCAAGCTGCGCCGTGGTTGTTCCTGCAGTGTTTCCAGTCATAGCTAGAGAGGCATTGAATGCGCTGGACTCATCGCTCCCCTGCTTGTACGCCAAGGCGAGAACTGCAGCTGCAGCCGCAGCCACAGTGAATGGATTGACCAGCCCAAGAACGTATCCACTCAAGGCTTTCGCAGCAGGAACAATTCCTCCAAACGAGTCTTTCAGCTGCCCACCCTGCTGAAGCGCGACCATCATAATTGGTTGCCCGGCAGCTATGGACGTGAAAATGTCCGTGAACTGCATTGGCACCATTCGTAGTGCTTGCGCGTTCTGCTTGGCGGAAATACCGGTACGCTTGAGACCGTCATCGAAGCCAGCCAGTGCGGCCCGCGCCTGATCGATCTTTCCCTGGTACTGGGCGAATGTGTCGGCATCGATGGCACCGATTTTCTTTTTCTGAGCGAGCTTGCGCTCTTGCTCATCCAGCCGGTTCAGAGCCCGCGTGGTCGGGTCGATGCTCTCCAGCAGATCCTGCAGGCCATCCGACTGCTTCCTTGTGGCTGATTCTGCCTGCCGGGCAGCAACTGCAACTTTCTGCGTTGTCTCGGCTACGCGGCCCTGATTGGAGGCAAGGATCATGTTCCCCGAAAGCAGGCCTTGCTCTGCTTCGGACAGCCCAATCGCTGCGCTGGCAAGGTTGCGCTGATCTTGTGCGGCTTTTACGGACGCCTCAGCAACTGCGAGGATTCTCACGCGAGCCTGCTCAGCGCTCTCGCCAACAGCCTTTTGAGCGGTTGATACACCTGTCAACGAGGTAAGTGACTCCTGCAACTTTCGGCTGTAGGAGTCGAAAGCCGTGGCATTGATCTGCCCAGAGTTGCGGGCCTGGACCAGCGCAGCTTCCTGCGCGGCCAAGTCGTTCAGCTTCTTGGTCAAGGGATCAATCTTGCCAAGCAGGCTATCCAGCTCCTTTCGCTGGGAGGCTGCGGCTTTGGCGGCTGCGTCTGCGCTTTTGGCGGCAGCGTCGTTGGATGAGGTGACCTTGTCGTTAGCGGCCTGGACCTTGGACAGAGCCATAGCCAGGTTGGCGTAGTCGCCTCCAGACTTTCTAAGCGTCGAGCTTGCTCGCACGCCAGCCTGTTCAAGGGCCTCAAGAGCTGCCCGAATGTCATTGACTTGCTGCTCGGCACTTCGTCCGTCGACTTCAAGCTCGAGCCGAGATTTCAGCGCCATGGCTTTCTCCGGGCATAAAAAAACCCGCCGAAGCGGGTCGTTGTTCTGTAGGTGTCAATTGAACGCTTGGTAGCACTCGGCGAACGCCTCGTTCCTGAAATCTGATACAGCTTTGTCTTTCAGCCTCGTAACCGGAGCCACTGGCGCTCCGTAGGCCCTGAGGACGATGGCGTTTGAAAGCTTGCTCTGGTCGCCTACCGATGCCATCGCGTCTTCCAGAAGATCACCTTTCTGGCGTGCTGCCATGGCTTCTCCGGCCATAGCTGAGATCTTCTTGCACTTGCTCTGGCTATCATCGGCATGTACAGGCAAAACGACAGCCATGAGGGCTGCAATAAATAGGCTCTTCACGTTGACCCTCCTTGTGCTGAGGTGAATCTAACACCCCGGAACCATCCACTGCGAGTGCCTATTCGCCCTCCTCATCCGACGCAAGTGCAAGCTCGTCGAGTGCAAACAGAACCTCGTCGACCATCGATCTAGGCAGCGGCAGGGGATGAGCATCCAGCCAGTCGGTGATCTCCCTGGCAGAAAGCCTTAAAGGCTGCACTGCCGCCATACCAACGAGGTATCTACGACCTCTCGCAGCATTACGGAAGGCATTCAGCAGGCTGCCTGTTACGACATCTAAGGACGGCTCGTCAGGGACGGCAATGCGCAGCTTCTGATAAATCAGGCTACGCTTTTGCGTCCCCTGCCCCCACTCGGCTTCCCACTGGAATCGGGCAAGGACTTTCCCTTGATTTCGTCCAGCTCCTGCCGATTTTCAGCGGCGATGGTCGAGGCTCGGCGCAGGGCAAAGTAGAAGAAATCTGAATCGCCTCGCAGCATTTCAGCGCCGATAGCTTCGTTGTAGGCCAGTGCCTTTCCGTTTTCGTCTTCGGCGCCTTGCCAGTCCTTGATGATGAACGAGGCCAGGAGCTGGCAATGATTGTCGTGTTCAGACTTCTCGCCCTCAAGCACGCCAACCTGGCCTTCTAAAAACTGGGCATCATTTCGAGCCAAGCGACGTCGCATCCGCTCCAGGGCGATCTGGTACTGCTGATTATCCAAGGGCATCAGCAATACCTTGGTGTCTTTGTCGAACTCTTCCCAGCGCGCTTCGCCATTCTTGCTGGATTCAGTTTTTTTCAGCTTAAGAGCCATGAATAATCCTCACGCCACGCCATAAAAAAAGGCCGCGCCGGCCGGCGTCATTGCCGGAGCGACCAAAAAGAGTCAGGAGACGGTGATAACCGCGGTGTCGGTCTTGGTGCCGTCGGCAACACTGGCCGCCGTGATGGTCGCAGTGCCAGCGCTGATACCGGTGACCAGGCCGCCGATGCTCACGGACGCTACGCCAGGCGCACTGGATGTCCAGGTGACGTTCTGCGGAGCGCCAGATGGGGTGACGGTCTTGGTCATCTGCTGGGTATCACCCACATCCAGCGTGGCGGTGGCCGGCGAGACATCGACAGCGGCTACGGCAACCACAGGAACGCGGGTCACGGTCGGAGCGACCTTGGCCACTGTGTAGTTCAGCGTCACCTCGATCAGATCACGCTTGCCGCCGTTCGGCAGATCACCGTCAATCTCAATGGCCGGGAAGTCGAAGACGTACTGGTTGCCCAGGCTGTCCTCGATCGGGAACGAAAGCGCGATCGGCAGGCGGGTGAAAGTGTTCTTCCAGATCTGCCAAGCGCGGTTCGACCAGGCCATAGTGATGGTGCCGGTGATGGCCGCCTCGGTGGCGATCTGGGCGCCCGGACCGAGCTTGCTATTGCCGATGCAGCGCTGAGCTTGCAGGCTGTTGTCCAGGTTGACGGTAAGCGCCGAGACGCACGCCACGCCCTCCAGCGACTGACCGTCGACGGTCAGGGTGCCGACGTTGATGTTCGACATGAATGGTGTAGTGGTCGGCGGGTTCACCGGGGTGACGCTATTGGTGTCGCCGTCCGCGTAATCCAGGCCCACCATGGTGAAGGTGGTGGTGATCTTGCCATCGGACGGGATGTCCAAGGCAAAAACCGACGCATGCATTCCCTTGAAGAGGGTGAACACGCTCACGTCGTTGAAGTTCTTGGCGATGGTGAAGGTTCGGCGGGTGTCGCCAACCGTCAGAATGTTGCCGGCCCAGGTACCGTAGAAGGCAGCCTCCAGCAACTTGTCGAACGAGCCGAAGGAAAGCTCGCCAACCAGATCGCCTTGAATATCGGCACTGGTGGCCACCGAGCCCTGGCTGATGCGTGATTCGGTGATTTCGTCGCTGACCTGAGTGCTCACGGTCGGAGACAAGGTGTTGCTGGTCAGGCGCAGGGTATCCCAGTTGCCTGTGGTCGGGGTGATGCCGGGGGTGACCTCGGGGATGAGGTAACTGGTAACGCGGGCGCCAGACGACATGCGAATGTCTCCTTTATGCGGGCATAAAAAAACCCGCTCAAGGCGGGCAGGATCAGGGTCTTGCAGGTCAGCCGGCGCGGAACCGGACGTTCACGTTGATCTGGTAGTAGTCCTCGAAGTCGCCCACCACCTGCTGGGAAACCTCTAGGCATTCGATATGGCCGTCCTGCCAGGACTGGAAGTGGTCGGACAGGGCATCAGCCAGCTTGTTGATGGCGGACAGCCCGGTTGATCGACGGCAGAAGCACTGGATCACTACCTGGCCAGGCCGGCGATAGTGCGGCTTGTCTGCCATGCCAGCGAACGACGCCGTGGCATACAGGATCTCGAATGCACACCAGACTCCGGCGGCGGGCGGCTTGAAGACACCACCGCCTGGGTTCGGACTGTTGGCATACTCAATCCGCGCCTGCTCAATACCAGTGAATGACGCCATCCGGGCAGTGAGCGTCTTGCGGACTGTCTCAAAAGGTACGGTCATGTCCACTTCTCGGTAACTGCGATGAAGGAAATGCCGTAGACGCCCATGGGCGACATTCGGCTGTATCCCGCGAAGGTGACCTTCTCGGACGGCCCGTTGTATCCGCCGAACTCAAGCAGCTCACCGTATGGCTCGTTGTTCTGCACGTACACGGTACTGAAAGGCTTGAGGTCCGAAAGCGCTGAGGTAGCCGCTGCGAATGTTGGCTGCCCTGAGATGTCGACGGCCTGACTGATGTCGTACGAAGGAGATCCTATGGTGACGATGTTGTTCGCCATGTACGCGCCGCTGTCGACTGGCGCATTACTGATGATCTCGCCGACCAACTCGATGACGATGTGTCGCTGCATCTCGACCAGGTCTTTTTCCACCTGATCAGCGAACAGCGCCGGCGACAGAGACCAGCCAGCCATCAGGTGGCCCTCAACTGGATTTGATAGTGCACGCCCACGGGGTCGATGGTTACCGGATGGATCACCAGGTGTTCTTTGAGCTCGCCGGTGATCAGATCTGGAGCAATTATCCTGTGTCCAGGGGTTGGCTTGTCGCTCACCTCATTGACCAAGGCGATCAGCTTCACGTCGGTCGCCAGTATGCGCAGCCCGTCGATCTGCTCAGACTTGTAGCGAGTCAGAACGCCGCGGCCGGTATAGGCGACCGGCTGGGCGGTGGTCACTTCCTCAACCGGATCCCAGACACCTTCGCCCGGGTAGGTGCCGGTGAAGTCGTGAACCGCCTCAGCAAACGCTTTATCGAACAGGCGCCCGAACGACGACTGCATGGTGCTCTTGATCGGCATGTCACACCGCCTGACTGGTCTTCCGGAGGGTATATTCGGCAACACACCTGCAGCGGATACGCTCACTGAGCGGAGCGCCAAGCGATGTGTCACACGGAAACATCAGCATGGCGCCGGCCGGAGAGATGAATGCCTGGCCTGCCATTACGGTCTGTCCGTTCATCTCGCCGTGGGTGCGCCGCTCTCGGCCATCCATCGTGGTCTTCCACTTCTTGGCGAAGGTGTATTGCCCATTGCTGCGCGCCGTGAGCTGCTGCCACCCCTCCTCTCGGCCCTTGTTGTAGGCCTCGGCAGTGTTGGTCTGTGCCAAAGCATCGGCGTAGGTGCTGAGCAGGCGCTGCGCATATGCCGTGGTGGCGCGGTCGATGGTTGTCTTGGCGAGCGACTTTCCCGCCTCTATCGCCTCGCGAACCGCTGCATCAAACGCTGGGTCGCGGCGCACCCTGGTCAGGTAGTTGCGCATATTGCCCGGGTCGCCACTGGCGAGCTGGTCGCGCGCACGCTCGATTGCTTCGGCAGAAGCGCCGCTGAGACCAACGACCCCGCCAGTGCGGCGCCCGGTCTGCCGGCTCAGCCGTCCTGCCAAGTTCAGCGCTACGGTGCGCGCCGAGTCGCCACGGTCGCGACCCATCGACAACACTACACGCACCGCATCCGCCTGGTCACGAGCCACCTGTTCCCGCAGCGCAGAAGCTTGGGCGCTCAGGAATTCACTCACGCTGCGATCGCTCATGTCGATCTCGCGGCGAACAACAGGGATGATGATCGCCACCAGTTCCTTGCTGGCCCCGCGGGCATACGCGGCGCGCAGGCGTTCCAGCAGCACGGCCAGCAGGCCCAGCGATAGGATTTCAGCGATGCGATCCTCGTCATTGTCGTCTACGGCCTGCTCAAGCTGCGCGAGGCTGATGTAGCGAACGGTCTGGGCTACCTGCTCGAGGTAGGCCTGCTTGGCCTCGCCCTCCAGCCGCTTGATCTCGTCCTCTACCTCGGAGGCCTTCATACGACGAACACCGCCACACCGCACAACCTGTTACTGCGCAGGAGCGGGGCCACCAACTCATCCACTACGGTCAACACCGGGCGCGTCGGGACGCCGCCATCAGGCGTGGCCGTGGCCTGGTATTCGATCTCCAGCACGTCGACCTTCTGCCGCTTTATGGCCTCGGCGGCTACGTAGTCAGGGCTCAGGCTGCCAGGGTTCACCAGTTCGCGCAGAGCCGCCTCGTAGGTGGCCCGCTCAATCTCCGCTGGCACCTCGTCAGGCGGGATGGCCGCGCCTTCGTTGTCCGTTGCGCCGGTGCGGGGCCACTGGAGTTCCTGCGCCCGTCCACCGGTCTTCACGCCGGAGAACATCGACTCCCAACGCCCGCAGCTGTTCTGCTGCTGGTACTTGCCGTCGATGTAGGCCGATGCCCTGATCAGCGCCGCCTGCTTCGCTTCGTCACTGCCGGCCCAGGCAGCATTCGCCCGGGCAGAGTGGTAGGCGTCGGCGCCTGCGACGGATCCGTAGAATTCTGGCATCGGGATGTCTCGAATAAGTGGGCGGCGAACCGCCCGGGGTTGTTACGGGTGCTTGGCCAGTTCGGCCTGCAGCTCTTCCAGGGTGACGTCGTCGCCGACTTCAACGCCCTTTTCCTTGAGCTTGGCGATGGCCTCTTCCTTGGCCTTGGATTCAGCCTCGACCAGGCGCTCTTGCAGAGTTTTCAGGCTGGAGTTCTTGCCAGCCTCGACACCCAGCGCCTTCAGCTTGGCGAACAGCGCCTCCTTGTCGCCTTCGTCGGCCTTCGGCGCAGTGCCGGAGACCTTCAGGAAGTCCAGGCGCGATGCCAGCTTGTGGCCGGACTCGCTCAGCTCTACCTCGCGAGACTCGCCCGGACCGACGAAAACCACGCCGGTTGCGGTGTGCACACCCTGCGGCGCCTTGGAGTTGTTGGTCACTTTCATGGTGATCTCCTGTCAGGCAGCCGGGGCGGTGATTTCATCGAGGTACGCGAAAGCGCCGGGCAGGCGAATCTCGGTACCGCCAGTGCGGGCGATGATGCCGGTCTCGAAGCCCATGATGGACTTCTGGCGCGGCGCCAGGACGCGGCGAGGCATCGGCAGGTGGAAGCGAACCACCTCCGGGTCCTTGCGGTAGGCAACCAGACGACCACCGCCGTCCTGGGAGGCGTTGCGGGCCTCGCGCAGCGGCTGAATGTCCAGCGCCTGGCCGGTCTCGGCGGTGTAGATGTTGTTGCGGCGGATGAACTCCAGCACTGTCATGAAGCCGTCACCAGCCCCCATGCGGCGGGTGGCCAAGTCACGGAAGGCGTCTGGCGGCATGCGCAGGGTGTCCGCCCATTCCACCTCGCCGGTATTGGTGCGGACGCTGCTCAGCACGCCGTTGATGTCAGCCAGGATCTGGTCAACGGTCTTGCTCGCCCAGAAAGTCGAACTTCCGGTGCCGGTTGCGGCCGCATCAGTGCGGGCAACGATGGTGCTGTTCAGGAGGCCGGTCCAGTTCTTCTCGGTCGAGCCGCGCATGGCGATGTCGTTCAGCAGGCGCTCAACCTTGTCCGCGGCGCTCATGGCCTTGGTGTCGTTCAGGTTGACGCCATACAGAGCGGCTTGGTTGATTTCTTCCAGGTTCCACTCCCAGCCGGAGCCGATCATGGCGAAGTCGTGCGACGCCTGATCGCGGGTCACCTGGTTGAACGGCATGTCGGTACCGGCGCCGCTGAGGAACTTGGCCTCGCCGGCGGTATCGACGGTGAAGAAGGTGGTGCCGATAGCCCACGGCTGGCCTTCGGTCACGACCGGCACGTGCGCGGCGTAGTTGAAGGCTGGGTAGCGGCGTTGGTAGACGCGGGTCTCGATGTTACGGCCTTGGGCGATAACGAACGGGAGCGCCGCCTGAGCGTCTTCGAAGCGAGTCATGTGGTAGTTCCCTCGGCCTTAGGCGGAAGCAATTGGGCGCAGGCCCATGGAGATTTCGACGATGTCGCCGTTCGCGCCGGAGGTGTCGAACACGACATCAGGCAGCGGGCCGACGATGCCAGCGCCGGTGGCAGCGACGTAGCGGTTGGTGGTCGGGTTGTAGAACACCTCGCCGCCATCCACGACAGCGCCGCCAGCCTGGACCTTCATCGGACCCATGGTCATGAAGGCGCCGGTGAAGTACTGCGGGTAACCGTCGACCAGCTGGGAGCCCTGGGCAACCGGAGGAACGGCTGGGTTCAGCACCGCGAAGCCGATGAACACGCCAGCGGAGAACGGCACGACGCCATGGTCGCCCGAGCCGCGCTGGACCGGCGCACCAAAGCGGATGCCCTCAGCGTTCTCGACGGTGCGGGAGATCTTGTTGCACTTCTCCTCGCTGGCGATCTGGCCGACCAGGCCCTTGGCCGGGGCATTGGTATAAGTGTTTTGGTAGGTAGCCATCGCTGGTTCTCCTTAGGCCTGGGCCGGGCGGTGGGCGGTTTGCATGTCAGCGATCATCTGCAGGCGAGCCTTTTCAGCGTCGTCGCCGGTGGTCTTGCTGTCCTGCTGGATCATGTGCTGGCGGAAAGGGTCGCCGGCCGGGTTCTTCGCGGCGTCCTCGACCAGAAGGTCGAAGCGAGCGTCGATGTAGGCCTCGGTCTTGCCAGCAATGGCGGCGTCGCCCAGCTTGGCGATGACCACGGCCTTGCGGATCTCGGCATCGCCCTTGCCGGTGTAGTCAGCGTCAGCGATGGACTTGGCCTTGGTGACCAGGTCAGCGCGCGCCTGAACGCGCTTGTCGAGATCCGCATCGCTGAGAACAGCTGCTTTCAGCTTGGTGATCTCGTCGTCCTTCTTGGCCAGCTCGCTGTCCTTGGCCGCCAGGGCCACAGCGTGCGCGTCGGTCAGGGTTTTGATGTTGACGCCCGCGTCGGCCAGCTGCTTGGTCAGCTTGTCGATCGCCTGGGCGCCCTGGTCGGTGGTTTGAACGGACAGGCCATCAACAATGACCGTGCGCAGGGAATCAGCCATTTGATGGCCTCCTTTTGGGGGTTTGGGGTCGTTGTCACCGATGCGAAGCTTTTCGCCGCCTCGAGCGCGATGCTCCAGGCTGAGGTGATTCATTTTCATGGGCCCGAGGTAGACATCGAAGTGCTCGCCCTCGGGGGTTTGCCCATCCTGGAACACGACTTCAGCGCCGTACCCCATGGAGAGCTCGCGTTTGCCGGCCTCGTAGTCCTCGATGGCCTTGGCGTCCATCAGCACCAGCGGCACCTTGACGAACTCGCCATCGCGGACGACTTCGCCGCCGGTCTGGCCGATGGCGTGGTCTTTCCAGTTCTTGGCGTTGACGCCCTCGCCGCCAGGGTGGCCGTTGGTCATGGGCCGGTAGGCGTAGGACTGCATGGCGTCCTTGTGGAAAACCGAGCTCTCCGGCCGGTACACCTTGACGATGGGCTTGTCGCGCAGGCCGTGCTCGTTGTCCGGGTCGATCTCGGTGCCCAGGTAGTCCTGAATGCCGGTGCGGGCGACCCTGGCCTCGGCCACCAGGTAACCGTCAGCCGTCCGCCGCACATTGGAAGCGGTGACAGAGTCTTGAAGGATCATGTTTGCCTCGAGCGGTTACTGCAGGTCTTCGAAGATCTCCGGCCCGAACTCGATCTTGCCGCGGTACGGCTCGACTTTGCTCAGGTCCAGCTCGCCGGCCTGGTAGGTGATGGTTACGTGCGGCTGGTACTCTTCGAAGTCCCAAGACGCCCCAGCCTCGCGGATCTGCATGTGTCGCCAGGCCAGTTCGGACGAGTTGAACAGCAGCACGACAGCGCCGTCGCTGCCCAGCGGCTCGACCAGGCGTGCGCCGCCAGGGGCGACGGTTAACCCGCCGTCCTGCCGACTGCCCCAGTCACCGCCAACCTTCATCCAGTCCAGCGCCTGCCGGCTGTATGCGATGGTGACGTGCAAGTCTTCGGCCGGGACGGTGGTGTCGAAGCCTTGGGACTTTGCCCATGCCAGGATGTCGGCGCCGTTGGTGACCTTGCGCTGCACGTACAACGGCCGCGGGGCTGCGTCGCCGAGGGAGGCGGTGCGCGACGGGAGCTTGTTGCCCTCCTCGTCGATTTCCGGATCCTCCTCATCCGGCAGTTCGGCGCCGAACTTCTTGATGGCCGCCTCCAGCCCGGGCATGACGCTCTGCTCGACAAGCAAGTTGACCGAGGCTTGCGACAGGGCATCCTCAGGGAAGAGCCCCGCATCCTTGAGCACCTTGATCGTGTCCGCCGTGGTCTTGCCGATATCGGCGCGCTCTTTGGCGGTCGGTTGCCAGAGCGGCGCCCAGGTGTAATGGATCTCTTTCGGGCGATCACCCAGAGCCGAGCGGATGAGGCACTCGTCAAGCACACCCATGGCAGGCTTGATGTCCAGCTTCTGCCGGGAGGCGACGTTGTCGTAGTAATTTCGGGTGTTCTCTTCTCCGTTCGAGCCCAATCCGGTCGACGACTGTCCAAACATACGGGTGATCGGGACATCGAACGCCCCGGCCACGCCCTGCTCTGTCTTGGCGATGACATCAGGAAGCGTGCTGAAGCTGGCCGACTTGGAGGTGTGGGTCTCCTGCCCGTCCAGTATCAGCGTGCCGTTGATGCCCTTGGCAGTTGCCGCCAAGCGCAGACGCTCGAGCAGCTGACGCTCGTAATTCTTGTCCTGCATGCTCGTCATCAGGTTCGGGATATTGATGACGTCGATCTTTGCCTCGTAGACCAGGCTGACCACGTTGGCCACGGTCTCGTCGTAGCGACGCACGGCAGGCAGCGCAGCCAGCAGCACCGAATCACCCCAGCCGAAGCCGGCACCCATGGCTAGCTCTGGATCGGGGTGTGGCACGCCTACGAAGATGACCAGCCGGGATGGGTGAATCTCAAGCTCAGAGCCTGGCAGCCGGTAAGCCTTGGGCTTTCCGTATCGTGGGCTTTGCGGGTCTTGCTCGATCTCAGTAGCCGATAGCTGTCGGCGAGTCATCACGGTCAAGTACTTGATACCACCTTGACGGATTGAGTCAGGCTTTAGCTCGGTTGAAGTGTTTCGGTCGCCGGTACCGATGAATAACGCAGCGCCGCCGAACAAGCGAGACTTCAGCAGAGCCTCAAGGATCTTGCCCTTTACATTCAGCCGCTCTTCCTCGGCCTCGATGAGCTCAATCTGCTCTTTGTTGGCCTGCCAGCTGCGCCAGTTCCGGCACGCATCGATCGCTGGAATACTCACACCTTTCTGCGCAGTCCACGAACCTCGGAATGCGTTCAGCAGTTGCTGGTCGTCCATCTCCGGCACGGTGTAGTGCGAGTGGGATGACTTGTCGCGCGCAGTACCCAGTCCAGCGACAAGGTTCTGCAGGCTGTCCTTGATGAAGGTGTATGCGCTCATGGATTGCTCACGTTTGCGAGTGTGTAGCCGCCCGCAATCGGGAAGCGCTGAACAATGAAGTAGCCGAGTGCGTCGACCGGGTCTTCAGTGCCGTCTTTGTTTGGTTCGCCCTTGTCGGTGTAGGCCTGCTGCTCGAGCACCCCGGTAGTGACCGGGCAATTGTCGGTGTTCACCAGATAGCGCCTGTGAGCCTCTCCGTTGAGGAGCATTGCGTTGACTGCCAGCACCCTGTCCCGAACCTCAGGGTTCGACGGGTTGACCATCACAGGGAATCCTGCGGCCCGGAGCAACGTGTGGTCGGACTCGCTACCGTTGACGCTCTTGCGGTTCTTTCCGCTGGCGTCGGGATAGACGGTGATGCTGTGTCCGGGGAAGCGCCGCTTAAGCTCTTTGATCATCGCCGGCGTATCGAACAGGCTTGTGGCCTCCTCGAGCAGCATGGGCAACCCGTCGCGGATGACGTGAATAGTTGCCGCCATCCGGTTGATGTTGAAGTCCATGCCGACATGGAGCTGTTCGCCTGGGCGAATCGTGGCGTTGGTGTGGTTCTTGTGCCGGCAGAAGTTCGGGTAGACGCTGCCCGACGTCAGGTTGACGAACAGGCCGTCGATGTAGGCATCCACCAGGTTGGCCGGGTATGACTTGCGCAGAGAGGGAATGTAGTCCTTTGGCAGGTTCTTGGCGTTCTGCCGCGTGGACGCATGCACGATGCCGTAGAACTGGCGCTGCGTTGGATCGGCGGCCAGCTCCTTGACGAACTTGCGGTAGACCCAGTTGAAGCCCTCAGGCGTTGTCGTCACGTCGATGGTGTTCGTGTCACGGCCAGGCCATACCGTCGACATACGCGCAATGATCTTCTTCCAGGCACTGTCCGCCTTCTTGATCGGCATGCAGTCGATCTCATCGACCAGGGCGTGCGCGATGTTGAAGCCGACGATCCGGTGCGGGTGCTCCATGCTCTTGCAGACAATGGTGCTCAGGCAGCGTCCCTTGCTGTCTCGCAGGTAAACGCGCTTGTTGCTGGCAACGATGTCAGCGAACAAGCCAAACGCCTCAGCAACGCCCGGCAGCGTGTCGTAGAAGATGTCCGTGATCTGCGGGTAGGTCGGCGCGAAGTAGCCCTGAGGAATGCCAGGGAACTCCAAGGCGTTGATGCACATCCGCACGCAGCCCACGAAGGTCTTTCCGCTGCGGTAGCCGCCCACGAACGCCATGAACTTGTTGTGCGACTTGATGAACTCAAACTGCGGCTTGTTCAGCATCAGGACAGGACGCATCTTCTACCCCGATTATTACTTGCTTCGGCTCGGGCAGGCCCTGATTCGGGTCCTCCAGTTCACGCTGCAGCTTTTGGATGTTCAGCCGCTTGATCTCGTCGTCCAGCGACTTGTCAGGCTCGACCTTGCGATTCACGTACACGTCGCCGACTTCCTTGGCGGCCTGCTCCAGCAGCTGAGCGGTCAAAGCCATGTTCTTCATGGATTCCGCCTTCTCAGCCATCCTCCCCAAGGCGCGGAGTCTGTAGGCGCGGTTGGCAATCGGGATCTCGGCAGTCTCCTCGCGGAAACGCTTGCGGGTGTCCTCGAACAGCACCACCCAACGCCTGGCCAGGTTGCGTCCCTGCCGCTTGGTGGGGTCGTGACTTTCAGCCGTCTGGCGACTGATCTCAATGCCGAACTCTTTGTTGACGGCCTCGGCCACCTGAGACGGTGTATCGAAGCAGGCCAGCGCCTGAACGATAAAGGCCTTCACCTCGTTGCTCAGGGCTGCCATAAATTGGGTTCCGTCAAGCGCCTGTCAAATATCAAGCCGACTTAAGCAGGCAGGTACCACAGGCCCTCGCAATATTGATCTTGGCCACCTCAGGCGGCCGGCTTGCAGCGTCGATGAGCTGCTGTACGTCGTTGCTCGCACCATAGCGGCGTACCACTCCGACGAACTCTTCGACGTCATGGCCGCGCATCTCAAGCTTGGGCAGCCCGTCTTGGGTGAATGCCGGGGCGCCGTACTTATCGAGCTTGTGCGCTATGTGGTAGAGCTCGTGCTCGACCAGGGCGCAGAACTCAGCCTCGGTGCACTGGGCGCAGTAGTCGGCGGCAAGGGTGATGAGGAACTCAGGCTCTTCACCGAACCAGTCCCGCATCTGCTGCTCTTGCCGGGCTTTCTGCCAGCCACCGGCGCGAATCATCAGTTGCTCGGCCTGGCCCAGTACTGTCCTGCCCTTCTTCTCGAACGCAGAGGACGCCCACAGCACGCCGACATTGGCGTCAACTAGATGAGTGTGCTCTTCGTTGTAGATGCTACCGGTCGTGGCGAGGATCTCTGCCTGTATCCAATCCCAGACCTCAGGAGCAGGTCGAAGAGTGAGCCACAGTGCATCGAGCAGGTCGGCAGGGGGGTTCAGTCTGCTCATACATCCCCCTCAGGTACGGTTATGCGGAAATCAAAAAAAACGCCTCCCTGGCTGATATCCAGGAGAGGCGCCGAGCTTGTAGCACTGAGGCTTTCACTGGAAAACCCTAGCAATCACTCTACCTTTTCAAGCATCTCCGGGCCGAAATTGTGGTACTGCGTGGTTTCTGCCTTGTCGAACCATGCGCAACGAACCAGCGGCTCGCCAGTCTGGAAGTCGTTATGCAGACGTTCAACGGTCATTGCTGGGCCGCCGCTTTTCAGCGTGACCACATCACCTTTTACAAAGTTGGGCATCTCATGTCTCCTATGTTGTTGAGTGCACCACATAGATGAGATCGTTTCGCCATCATTTCAACCAATGCTTGAAAAAATTTGCGCCAAATCCATCTCACGGTTGTGCGCCACGAAACGGCGTACTTCTGTTTTGTGGAGCGCTCAGCTCGACCGCTTGCACAGGTCGCAGTCCAGGCGCCGGCAGATCCAGCGCTTCACCCGCGGCCAGTAGGTCAGCATGAACATGTGCCGGAGACCTGCCAGGAACAGGGCAACATGCATGGTCACGCCAGCAGTGTTCGGCGTGAAGAACATCCGATCCGACCTGGCAAGGATGGCGTAGCCGCTCATGGCGATGACCGCGTACAGGAACTTGCCAATAACGCCGTCTCGGACCTTCCCGCTGAAGATCGACCACGTCGCCCAGAAGGCGATGCCCCCTGCGGAGAACGCGTTGATGTATTCGAGGATCATGAGCTAGGCCCTCCGAACTTGGACCTGATGACAGACCAGAGATCGGCAGCCTTGATCGCCCGGTTGATGGCGGCAATGAGTGAGCCGCCGAATGTGCCGAGAAGAAAGCCTACGCCTGCGACGCTACGCGGCTCAGTGATCCCGAAATAGGCGCTGACCATGCCGGTAAGGTAGTGGGCGCAGGCCATGCCGGTGAACAGGAAGAGCAACCAGGCCTTGCGGTCGGTCAGGTCGTCCTTGTGCCAGCGCGTAGCGACCAGGGCCCCCAATAGGCCCGCGATCATCCAGTCGAACTTCTCGAGCAGGCGGTGGAATAGATCCATGCTCGACCTCTTGCTGTGCATGAACGAGGCGCGCTCAGTGGCGGGCACTCTTGAGGCCCTCTTGCGGGCAATAAAAAACCCGGCACAGTGGCCGGGCTTTGGTTCGTCATTCTTAACACGCAAGAAGGACAAGATAGAGGTAAATGTATGCCACTCTGCCACTAATCGTCAAGCGGCAATTTTCTGAATCAAGCCCTCCGCATCAAGAATCTCCTGAGCCTCTGTGAGCGCCAGATCTACGCGGCGACGCAGCTCCTTGCAGAGGCCTGCCTTCCACCGGTACTGAGTGCGCTCGGCGACCGGCTCATCCAGCCAGTTATCCATGCAGTACCAGGCGGCAGGCAGAACGTTGGTCGATCGCTTCCCATCTTGTCCTGGCAGCTTCGGCATGGCCCAGGTCACCACCGCGGCGTGACGGAATCGCTCCGGAGCCGGTGAGCGGATGGCCTTGGCAATTGCGATGATCGCTTCGTGTTTGCGCTCGGCGTGCGTGGAGTACTGCGCAACCAGCACCAGCCAGTGCTCGGCGGCCAGCTGGGTGCGCAGCCTGGCGTGCACCATGCAATCGATCAGGAATGCGGCTTCCTTGCCCACAATGGCGCCCTTCTGCTTGGTGGCCTGAACCTTCGGCTCGAAGTCGCACCCGCCAGCGCTGTTGATCGTCTCTGCCGCCAGGGCGCGGACTACCGCTGATACCACGTTCTGATAGTTCACAGGCCCTGCTCCTTTTTCAAGCGACTCGAGATACGCATGCCCCGCACGATGCAGTAGGCGCCAAAGATGGCCATGGCCAACAGCAGGAGCTGGCCGGTGTCGGTTGGTGTCCAGTTCATGCTGCCTCCCATCGTGGCTCTACGCGGACGAGCACGGCGCCGCCCTTGGTGGTTTCCTTGCTCACCCTGATCTGAGTGGCGAACACGTTGTCGTCGATGCCGAGGGCGTCCGCCAGACCGTCACGGCCCGCCTTGAACATCGCCAGCAGGTTGTCGTCATCGCGCCGGCGACGGTCGGGCGGCACGAACTCGAGCATGAGCAGCGCTTCACCTTCCGGCGCAGTGATGCCGGCCTGCTTCGCCAGCAGGTGGCAGGCTGCCCGGTAGGACTTGGCCGCCCTGCTCTTCTTGGTCCAGTGCACACGGGCATTTGGGCTGCATGCGGCCGGTGGCCACGGTAGGATTAAGTCCATCAGGCGGCTCCTTTCACGGTCATCAGCCCAGCCCGGATCAGGGCCTCGTGCGTCTCGGCGATCGCCCGAGGCATATCGGACCAGTCCACTTCACCCTTACCGCGCCCGTCGAGCACGTCGTGGCAGGCACTGCAGGCGTATACCGCCACGGTGTCGAAGCCCTTCATGCCCATGCCCTTCTGCCCGCATGGCAGGTGCGCCAGAACGGTCGTGTCTGGGTTGAAATTGCAGGTGCCGGGGATGCGGACTGTGCAGTCCTGGTCCCGGGCGCTGTCGCGGACCTTCTTGCTGACTACGCGCATGGCTCGGCCTCCTTGGCTTTCTGCTGCTCGGGGGCTAAGTCTCCGCGCAGGGGTATCAGCTGATGCGGGTGGTAGCTGTACTTAGAGCCGTCGCGCATGACTAACACCTGGGGCTTGGCGATTTCTCGACGCTCCCCGCGATAGCGCACGATGTCACCGGGGCGAAGAATTGACTCAACCTCGACGGCGGCGCCAGACTCGATGTGTCCAGGAATTCCGACCAGAGTCATAGCCAGGTCGCCTGGCTTGAATTGATGGCTCATCAGTAACGCCCCTCCCACAGATCCTTCTGGCTCCAGCGCACCTGGTGCTCCGCGCCGAACGCCTGAATCCACTCCAGCAAGCTTGCGCACTGCTTCACGCTGAGCTGGCTTGTGCGCTCGTACACGACGTCGAAGCCGTTGCCGTCGAGCGCTGGTATCAGCCGAGGCTGTTCGCCGCTCTCACGCAGCCAGGCGGCCGTCAGGAGGCGCTTCCAGATCAGGACGTCCCACTTCTTGCCAGCGTGCTCGACCTGCTTCGCGATATCGCTCAGGCAGGCGTGGAGCTTCTTGTTCTGCTCGCCGCTGCGGTCCTGGTCCTTGATGACGATCTTCTTGGGCCGGGTGAAGTCCTGGGCCTGCAGGATGCCGAAGAGACGATTGACGTCTGCCATGCTGTGCATCACGAAGTCAGTCATGATCGTCCTCCTCGCAGTGCAGGCGGCGGAACTCTTCCCAGAGAAGCCGAGAAATTTCAAAACTGGCGGACTGGATCTGGTAGGCGGCGATAGGCACCCCAACCAGAACCAAAAGAATAATGATTGAGGCGAGCAGGCCGGCGGCGGCGAACAGTAACTCGGTCATGGCGCCACCTTCAGGCCCTGGACCTCGATTGCCTCAGCCGCTTCCCGGCGATTGATTACCGAGCACCGCTCTGGCGCCCAATCATGGAGATCGAATCCTTCAGGCAGTTCCACCAACACGGCCTCGCGGGAGGCCTGCCAGCCCTCCCACCGCCAGTTGCGCTCACCTATCTGGAGAGTGCTAACCAGCTTCCAAACATCAACCACCTCATACATACCTATGCTCTCATTCCAATCAATACCGGCAGGGGTTGGGAATCTCGCCTCGAACTGCTCGCGGCTGATGTCGCGCATCTTGTTGGTGTCCATCAGTGCTTCTCCCAAGGCAGGAAGATCGCTTCGCAGGCGCGCGCAATCTCCGAAAATTCGCTGCGGTTCTGCCAGAGCACGGCTACAGCGAAGATCAGCGGCATAACAGGCAGGAGCGACAGCAGGAACAGGCGCGCCAGCCATGGTCGACGCAGCATCCACGGCTTAATGCCGCGCGGATTGAACGTACGCATCACACCCCCTCCCCGGCCGGCTGCCCGGCGCGCTTGATGTTCAACTTGGCCATCAGCTGCGCACGGCAGGCTGCGGCGGTGGTTGGGATCTGCTGGATCTCAAGCAGGCGGGCCTGGCGCTGTTTGGCGTGCTCGTCTGCGAGCTCCAGCAGGCTTTTCTGGCTGTCGTGGCCGATGCCGGTGGCAATCCTCCCGTCGAGCGGTTCGCCCTCCTGAGCGCGGCGCAGGACGATCTGGTAGGCACGGTCGAAACGAGCCTGCAGGCCCTTGTCGTTCTGCTGGGCTGAGCGAAGGTCGAACAGGCCGGTGGCCACGGCGGCGATCTTCACGCCCTCGTGGCTGTACACGCCCATCAGCGCCTCGATCCAGGCATCTGCAGGTGCAGGCATGCCGAAGTCCTCGGGCGTCGGCTGGCACATCGCAATGAACTCGCCCACGCTCGGCGCGAAAGGCTTCTTGAGCTTGCGGCACTTCTCGATGCCGAACTCAATCTGCTCGAGCGTGCGGATGCCCTCGGAGGCGAACTCCTTGATCCACTCCTCCTTGGCTGCGGCCAGGGCTTCGGTGGACGGCCAAGCCTGACGCCAGGCTGGGAAGATCCCGCGCAGGCGGCGGAACAGGTCGTTGACCACCTCGGCAGTCTCCAGCGAGACAACCACGGGGCCGCCGTGAAGCTCTGGCGGACGGTTGGCCATAGCGGCCATCAGTTGGTTGGCTGATTTCATGGGCGCACCACCAGGTTTCGAGCCCACTCGGTGTCGTTGAAATCAGGCTCGTTGCGGCGCACTGGCAACTGGTGGACGTTGGCCGCGACCTCTGGCACTTCGTCCTCCCAGCGCTTCCCGTTGAGCCAAGTCGACGCATGCGGGATGAACTGGCCGTTGTCCTTGGTCCAGCCCGGGGTGACAGAGTGCTTGGCCAGCGCAGCGATGATCTCGTCGAACAGTGGCTGGGTGAGCTTGATCTTCGCCCAGGCCTTCTCGGCTTTGTCCTTGCCAACCTTGCGGGGGTACAGCTTCCAGAACCTCGAAAACAGCTCGGCAGAGTCAGGAGCCGCAGGCGACGGAGTGAGGGAATCAGGAATCAGGAATCCGGAATCAAAAGAGAGGGAATCAGCCGGGAAAGAACCATGCGAGTCTGGTGCTTGCACCGTGCTTGCACCAGACTCAACCTGCGACCCCTCTAACCCGGGCATTTCAGGGATGGTGCTCTTCGCCTCTTTGACGTGCGGGTTCTGGTGTTTGGCCCAGTTGATCACCTGGATCGCTTTCACATCGCCCACGGTGTAGCGCTTGATGAACCCCAAATGATCCAAGTCATCCAGCATGCGATTGATGTCGACGTTGTCAGCCGGGAACAGGGCCATTTTCAGGCGGCGCGGACGATCCTCTAAGCGCCCTTCCCGGTCAGCCTCGGTCCACATGCCGATGAACAGCAGGCGAGTGGCGAAGTCCAGCTCTGCCAGGTGTTCGTTCGAGAAGAACCCTGGCTTGATGTTTCTTGACCTGGCCATCATTGACGTCCTTTGCCGATAAGCTCGGCAAGCTCAGCGAACCGCTCAACATACCAATGAGGCTGGGTTTCGCGGGGGGATTGGGGACTGGTGAGGTTCTTGCCGAAGCACAGACCCTTGTCGGTGATGGCCCAGAACGTGACGGTCTCCTGCTTGGAGTTCTTACGCTGCATGACCTTGATCAGCCCAGCCTGTTGCAGGGACTTGTTGAACGAAGCGGGCGACATACGGATTCCGTTGTCCTTGAGCAAGGCGGTCAGGGCCTTGGTCGGCAGCGAGCTGCCACCAGCTGCGTCCGCCGGAGCATCCACGGCATAGCTGGGCAGAAATTTCGGATCGAGGCCGTTGTTCTCGGCGATCCTGGCGAGCATCTGCATCTGGCAGGACGCGGCAGGCTTCAGGAGGCGCGTGAAGCACTCCATGATGGCGATCTCGCCAATGACCTTGGTGCCGTTTGCCATGACAGCCTGGCGCGCCTCGGACTGGCCTTCGAGCTCTCGCCAGCGGCGGATAACCTTCATGCGCAATGCCGGGCTGTAGCCGGTTAACAGGCAGTCGGTGTGCTCGCGGTCGAGCAAGTACTGAACTTGCTCGCGGTTCTGCCCGTCCAGGTAGATGTGCTCAAAACTGAGCACATCTTCTTTGAGGTCAGCGAGCATGGTGGCGATGTCTCGCTTCACGTTGTTGTGACGCTTGCCAGTCAGGCTGGCGATTTCGCGAGAAGACATCGTGCGCGCCACGAAATCGTGGCTCGCATTTTGTGGCGCGGGCCGTTTGAGGGCCTGTACACTTTGGGTCTGCATATGCATAATTCCCTTACAGAGTTTTGTGTTGCAGAGAGCCGGGCCTTCACCCCCGGCTTTTTTGTGCCCGCAATTCGGGCTTATCAGGGCCTGTTCAGGCCTTGCGCTGGAACGGAAGAACCGCCCCCCTCGCGTTTCGAGGTTTCGTTCGGCTGGCCAGCTCTCGATCAATCAACTCGGCTGCTAGCGCTTCCGGGGTAATCCCCCGCTTTCGCGCCTCTCGCTCAAGCAAATCCATCGATCCCGGGTCCAGACCGAATTGTTCGGTCGGCATAGGGCCTCCTCGCGGCCTTCAGGCTGCGGTTTGATCGCCGGTATTCTCCGAGGCCAGGGCAGCCAGCTGCGCTTCCAGCAGTTCGCGGCACAGCACGGCGCGCTGGGTGCGGTGATACGCGGCCAAGGCCTGTATCAGGTTGAAAGTGTCCTCATCGACCCGGACCTTGATCTCACGGTCATGCAGGTGCTTGGGGTTGGCGTACATGCGGGGACGGCTCCTTGTGATTGAAAGTGGTTAAGCGGCGGACTTTTGCGACGGGAATGGGCGCTGCTCTTGGGCACTCACCGTTCCGTCTTCATCAACGGTCACGTAAACGTCACGACCGACGCGGATTGCCTTGCTAAGGCCACCCTGCGTGCAGCCAAGTATCTGAGCGGCCTTCGTATGGCCGTGCTCTTTGGCAAATTCGGAAAGCGGGATTCGGCGCATAGCGACGTCCTCAACAGTGGTTCTACGCGCCCAGTATGACCGGCGGTATTGTTGCTCGTCAATACCGCCGCTATTGGTAGCGCCAATACCGGTGGTCATATCATTCGCACATGACGAAAAACTCTCGAAAGGTCCCGCTTGCTGATTGGCAGGTGGAGGACAGCCAGCGCTTGAAGGCGCTATACAATGCGAAGCGTGCAGAGCTCGGTCTGACTCAGGACCGTATCGCTGCAGAGCTTGGCGAGGGCGTCACTCAAGGCGCAGTTAGCCATTTCATGAATGGGCGGACCGCCTTAAGCCTTCGCGCCGCCGTCGTATTCGCAAAGGCCCTCCAGGTTCCTGTCTCTGAGTTCAGTCCCAGGCTGGCGAGCGAGCTTGATCTGATGCGCGCTGTGCCGGGCGTTGGCGCTGCCGTCATTGGCGCAGCTGCGGCGATCACTGCAGCGCAGCGAGGCAACGATCATGTTTCCGCCGAAACTCCTCTTCCGGAGGGCTCAGACGAAGACGCTCTGGATGGTAAATACGCCTACATCCCTCAGTACGATGCCAGAGCAGCAGCAGGACTTGGCAGCGAAAACCCGCATGTGGAGATCCGCTCCACCCTCGCCTTCAAGCGCGAATGGCTGAGAGCCAAAGGGGCCAAGGATGATCAACTGATCGTCATCTATGCCGAGGGTCAGAGCATGTGGCCGACCATCAATGACAGAGACGTCCTGCTCATCGATCGCTCTCGGTTTGAGCCTGTCGATGGCCAGGTATTCGTGCTGGCTGGCGGCGACGGCGCCATCGTGAAGAGGCTTGTTCAGGGCCCGGTTGGGCAGTGGCTATTGCGCAGCGACAATGAGGACAAGGGCCAGCATCCGGATCGCTTCTTCTTCCGTAGCGAGGACAATGAGCACCGGATCATCGGTCAAGTGATCTGGCGAGGTGGAGACCTGTAGCCATGCCCCTAACTAAGCCAAACCATTTACCCTCAATCATGGAATAGGCCCGTGTCCGACGAAGAAGCTACCGTTGTACGTGATGAGCACCCTGCTCCTGCTCATCTGTCAGATCTTATTCACGCGATTGAGCCAGTAATGGAAACCATGGTTGCTCTCACAAAAGCCGTTATGGAACTTTCCATTGCCGGCAGGCAATCGGAAGATCAAGACATAAAACGAGCGTCTCTAAAGGCTTTCAGTTGTGTCGGAGACGCGCTGAAGAGCCTTAATGAACTAAAGTTCGAGATCGGGCTACTGAAGGGCGCCCCACCTGAAGATGAGGGTTCGGTTGATGATTGACTCCATCAGCAACCTCCAAGACAGATGGAATGCAATTGAGCTTGCCGAAGCTCTGGATCGGCATGACAGGAACCTAAAAGATCTCCATAATCCTGCTGGAGGACCACCAGGAGGCGGAGACTTGGATACTAGGCTAACGAACCTCGAGCGGGACATGACCGATGTGAAGGTGGCTATCGGTAAGGTAGAGACACGCATCGAGCATATTGAAAGGCACATGCTGACTAAGGGTCAGACGGCTGCCTATGCGCTGGTTGCTGGTATCGCAGTCTTTGGTGCCGGTTGGTGGGTTGTCCAGCAGTACCTGGCGCCGCTGGTTGCAGGCTTGCCAAAGTAACAAAGCTACCGCTTCGAAAAGCCCGCCTCGGCGGGCTTTTTCATGCCTGCATGATGGTTGATGGCCAGAGTGGTAGAATTCGCTCTTCTATCGGGAGGGATACCATGTTCACTCAGCTCTATCGCTTCATAGCGGTCATATCGTTCGCATTTTTGGCCGGGTGCGCGTCAGGGCCCACGCCTCAGCAGATTGCCGCTGCTGACTACGGCACTGCCATTGACCAGGATCAGGCCGAGGAGCGCATCAAGCAATATTTCAACGGGACGCTCAAAGACCCCTATTCGGCTCAGTACCAGTTCGGCGCCATCCAGAAAGGTTACGTCATTGGTAGCGCCATCGAGGGTAAGCAGCTCTACGCCGGCTACCTGATTACTGCCAACGTGAATGCCAAGAACAGTTACGGCGGATACACCGGTAACCAGGGCTATCAGTTCCTGTTCCAGAATGGAGCGCTCGTTAAGGGGCTCAAGATGAGTCCTGGTGGCATGATGATGCCTTTGTTCTAGATCTGCACGCTCCATAGAGCCCGCCACTGAGCGGGCTTTTTTGTGGACGACGGAAAAATATGACCGGAGGTATTGACCATATGAAATACCGGCGGTATTGTTCACTCCATCGAGGCGCTACACAGCCCCTCGGGAGGCCCTCAAGCCTCACCGCTCTTTCACATTGATGGGAACCTCGCGGATCGATCCCGGCAACGGTACAGCGCGAGCAATAAATTCGATCCCCATGCCAGCTCTGGAACTGGTGAACAGACCGCATTGCCTCTACCGGCGACCGGCGATCAGACAGCCCCGAAAGGCTGCCCACGACAGGGACCACCCTGTACGGCTGACGAAGGTGAAACGCCTAAACCGAGAGAACGACCCGGGCATGCAATGCGCCCCGCCACCCCGGCGGTAATGGGACATAACGATTCACTGATGCCGCTTCGACGAGGCGGCATTGGGAATCGAGCATGCAATACTGCGCACATCGAAAACAGGTAGGAGGTAAAGGTGGAAGCCAGCGAATTCATGGAGCGCCTGATCGCCACGGCTGGCGAGTTTGGCCAGTGGCAGATTGTGCGGATTGTTGAAGAGCATCGCGGCACTGAGGTCGTACCAGGCTTCTGCTGGAACGAGGTGCGCAACTCAGACGATGATCCAGGCCTCAAGGCAGGCTGGCTTTACTTCGCAATGGGCGACGACAGGTATGTTTTTGTCAGTTACCTGGATATCCCCAGCAGCAGGCGATAAAGCTCATCGCTGAAAACACAGCCCGATAACTTCGGGCTTTTTTGTGCCTGACGATTCACTGAAGCACCTGGGCGACCGGGTGCTTTGGGAATCCACTGGAGAAAGACCATGAGCGTGAAGATGGTTGTTGAAAGCCACATCCGTACGGCCCGAATCTGCCGGGAGCGTTACTCGACCATGAGCCAAGTTGATTGGCTGGTAGGTGGAGTTCTGCACTCGCTGAAGCATTCGATGGACGTCATAAAGGACAGGCCTCTGTTCATCCACGAAGCCCGCACCTATGTGCAAGAGCTGGAAAATGCAGGCCAGCGTGACGCTGCGGAGAAAGTGGCCGCCTGGATCGAAGAACAGCGGGCATGAGCAGACGATTCCCCGGTGCGCCTCAAGCGGGCGCATCAGGGGGAATCCACTGAATCAACCGCCCTGGAGGGCAAGACGATGACTGGAGTATCCAAACAGGGCTGCGTGCACCACGCCCGCTATCAAAACCGGGAGCTGGTTCGGGCTCGAAAGAGCGGCCAGTGGAGCCTGGTCCTTCATAGCCGAATCAGCCGCGACGACTGGATGGCAGAGGCTCGCGCCAAGTAGACAGCCAGCGCCACGTCAGCCTGACGTTAACTGCCCGATGCCCTGCTCCCCATCGCAGGCTGCATCGGAGTGTGATCTGAATACGCAGGCTGAGGCGAAAAGACTCCGGGCTTGCCCCGGGCCTACGGCGACCGAAAGGCAGTCTACGCATGTACGCATGCTGTGCCGGAGATCAGCACCGGCCAGATCACACCTCGATGCGTCCCGCATCCCCTTCCCTTCACATACGACCGCATTGGCAGGCGCCAGGCCACCTTTCACGGTGGGTTTGGTCACCTTAGCCTGGCTCCTGGCCAATGCGGCCGCACAACCAACCTGGAGGACGCCATGGCTTCGACTGTGGAGGTCAGTTGCGCCTGGTGCGCAGGAAGATTCACGGCAAGGACGGCCGACCGCAAGCGCGGTTGGGCGCGCTTCTGCTCCAAGTCATGCAAGGCGAGCAAGCAAGAGTTCGGCGGCACCAAGGCTGAGTGGGAAAAGTTCAACCCCAACAACCGCATTTCCCCGATCAAGAAATACGCCAATCGCCTTCTCGAAAACGACGACTGGGGCCATCCGCTGGCCTCTGGTTTCGAAGGTCACGGCCAAAACTAACCGATACCTGGAGGCGACCATGGGCGCACTTCGAGCAGCACAGTTTGAGTACGACAACCGGATGCCGCCGGCGGTGAGCGACGATGACGCCGCCCAGGCGGAGTGGATCGAAACGAACGCGGCTCGGCTGGTTCTTGGCTACCGCATCATCTGGGGTTATCGCGGCGAACTCGGCGAGGTCACTCAGGCCGATATGGCGAGGTCTGTTCAAGATCACCTGAACAACCGCCAGATTGAGGGCCTGGATACAAAAGACGCATTCGGCCAGCTGGTAATGGCGGGCACCGGTACCGGCAGCGCTGGCTTAATTTTGGGCCTGTGCACTTACCTTCTCGGCGGACCGAATGCGCTCACTGAGATCGCAGCCGACCTGCTGCGACCGCACGCCGCCAAAGCAGTGGCCGCTGAGCGCGAACGCGAGCGCGATGAGCAGGAGTGCGGATTTTGAAGACCGCTGCCCAGATGCACGCCCTGGCGATCGGCGAGGTGATGTCCCAGCTTGAACAGCTCGCCAAGTCGCCCACCCCTGTACCTGATCAGACCTTCGTCTTCGGCATGCTTGAGGGCTTCGAGAAGATCGGCCTATTCGATCTTCAGACCCTGACCCGCATCCGGACAAAGGTCGTCGACACCACCACTCAACGCGTTGAGCAATTGAGGGAGCCAGCATGACCACGCCACTGATCACAACGCTCATCGACGAGCAGATCGCTGAATTGCCCGAGGCTCAGGCCATGCCGGCCGACCGTGTGCTGATGCTGTTCAAGGGGCCGACATTCGCCGCCGCAGTGAATGAGGCGGCGCTTGCCAGCATCGAGAACCCCGCTGCCTGGAAGTGCCGCGCCTGCATCTGCGGGGAGTGGACGGTCGGGTATGAGGTGCGGGCGTGAGCCACATGCACGATCCAGCGCCGAGCGATCGGGCACGGCAGTTCATCCGCTGGTGCGCTGAGCACATTCTCGAATGGCCAGAGCAGTACGTGAGTTGCGCAAGGTTCATTGGCAGCAAGAACAAATGGTGGCGCAAAAACATCGATTGGCGCGAACACCATAAGTCGCTGTCGCCCAACCTCTGGGTCGTGTGCACCAAGCGCCAGTGGCTTGAGGCAAGGGGCACGCGATGACCCGCTACCAGCGCGCCCGCCGCCTGGTCATCTGGCGCGGCTCCTTCTCTGCCCTCTTCACCTGCACCGTATTCATGCTGGCCAGCGCACTGGCTGGCTCCATCACTTCCTGATCACACATCCGGCGCACGGCGGACCTTCGGGATAACCGTACCCCTTCGGGAGCGTAAGCGGCGAGAGCGCGCAACCATCCACCGCAGCCAGGGCCTGGGTCTTACCTCCGTGCTCGGGTGACCTGGCATTTCCTATTTCAACTGACGGCGCCGGCCTGGCGCGAGGTGTATCCCAATGTCCGAATTAACCATCAACGTCGACGACTACCTGAGCGAGTCTGATAAGCGTCGGATCGTGACCGACGCCTTCAGCGCTGCCGCAGCCGCCCATGCTCAGAAAGACTTCGAGCGCATCATCAGCAACTCAGCCTACTACCTGGTTGGCGAGATCGTCGACCAGCACTTCGACGGCAACATGGTGGCCACGCTCAAAGACAAGGCCATAAGCGTCATCAACAACCTGTCTTCGACTACCGTGTTCAGCCCGCCCAACGCTTGGGATCGAGAAGCCAGCAAAGGCTGGCAGCAGGTGCAGCAGGCGATTGAAGACCTAAAGCCAATGATCCACCAGCGCGTCAGCGACATCATCGCCGACTACGACCATAGCGCCCTGCGCAACCTGATCGAAACTCAGGTCGGCGAGGCCATTCTCAAGAAGCTGACGGCATAAGCTGCTGGAGCCTGAAATGACCAACAACATGAGCATCTGGGAGAAGGTCCAGACGACCGACACCCGCTACACCAAGGACGCCAAGGTCGGCGGCCAGCAGATCACCAGCCTGAACGGCACGGCCATGATCATGAAGGCCACCGAGGTATTCGGTCCGGCCGGCATCGGGTTTGGCTGGAACGTGGTCGAGGAGCGATTCGACAAGGGCGCCGAAATGTTCTCAGGCGAAGGTGACAAGCGCGTCAGCCTTGGCTTCGAGCTGAACCACACCATCAAGATCACCTTCTGGTTCATGCTGGACGGTAAGCGCGGCGAGATCGAGCAGTATGGGTGCACGCAGTACCTCTACAAGTCGAAGTACGGCACCACCACTGATGGCGAGGCGCCGAAGAAGTCGCTGACCGACGCCATCAAGAAGGCCCTGTCGATGCTGGGCTTCAGCGCCGACGTGTTCCTGGGGATGTTCGACGACCAGAACTACGTCCAGCAGCTGCAGGCCGAGCAGGCAATCGAGCAGGCCGAAGATAGAGAGGCAGAGATCGAGCGCCAGAAGCAGGAACGCTTGGGCTTCATCAAAGGAACAGTTGATGCGATGAAGGGCGCCCAGAGCTTGCGTGAGCTGAAGAAGATCCATGACGCCGCAGTCCGCAGGCTTGGCGCTCGCAATGATCCCGCCGGCGTTCAGCGCGTGGCCAAAGAGCTTGCCGACCTCTCTCCAAAATTCACCCAGGAGACCGCCGCATGAGCAGCCTCTACCCGCTCACGAAGCAGATGATGGAGTTGGCCGCGATGGCCGACACCGACGACGAAGGCCTCAAGCAGGCCATCCAAGACACCATGGATGGCATCGCGGGCGAGTTCGGCGACAAGGCCGACAACATCGTCATGCTGCGCCGCAACATCGACGGCGAGGTACTGGCGATCGACGCCGAAATTGAGCGGCTGAACGAGCTCAAGCGCGTCAAGAAGAACGCGGTAACGCAGATCGGCGATTACCTGCGCCGCAACATGGAGGCAGCCAACCTAAAGTCGATCAAGCGTCCACTGTTCAATATCACCCTGGCCGCCGCGCCAGAGAAGGTGATCGTAGACAACCTGGAAGACGTACCGATCGATCTGGTCCGCGTGGTTGTAACCCAGGACCCAGACAAAAAGGCGATCGCCGCCAAGCTCAAGGCCGACCGCGAGCACAACGAAGCAGTGCGCAAGCGCATGGCCGCCGGCGAAGACTGCGAACACGAACTGATCCCTAACGCGCCCTGGGCTCACCTTGAGCGCGGCGAAAGCTCGATTCGAATCAAGTGAGGCAGCATGAACCCATCAATCGACTTGGAGGCAGCGAAAGCTGCCTTTCTCTCATCTGGGGGAAGCATTGTTGTGCTTGAGGGCTTCCAGTATGTGCCGCCTCGCCCGCACCGCGATGTCGAAAAGGTGCAGCCCCCCAAGCCAAAGCCACAGAGCGCAAAGAAGAAGCGGCGCCACAAGCAGCTTGTCTACCTGCGTTCGCTGGCCAAGACCATGACCTGCGCAGAGGCGCGTGAGCGAACCGGGCTATGCCGGACCACTCTGTACCTGGCAGCCGTCGAAGGTGGTTTCTCATTCCAGCCCGAGCCGCGCACTTCGCGCTCAACAGGTGAACGACAGTACGCCAGCCCCGAAGCCGACAAGGCACTGGCCCAGCAGATCACCGAGCTGCGCGACGCCGGGCTAAACCGGACCCAGGCCAAGGCCAAGCTCGGAATCTCCGACCGCAAGTTCTGCCGCGTCATCCATCTGTTCGGCGTCGACTACCCCAAGGTTGAGGGCAAGCGATGCGACGGACCAATCTGAAGGTTCGCCAGCGCCGCCGGCAAGAACAGTTGCACCTGCCGTCCAGCGGACTTATTTCAGAACCCAAAGAAGCTTCAACCTTTGCTGTGCTCTGGGGATGTAGGCCCTGCACCAGGCTTGATGCCACGTGGTCCGGCGATCCCCCATACAACCAGCCCGACTACGGGGAAAACCACGATACCCAAGAACCAGGCTACCTTGACGCCATCGGACTTGTCGCTTCGGAAAACACTCACGATGGCCCACAGGTCTACCAAAATGACGATCACCGCAACGGCAATCCAGAAATAGCTGACAGGATCTGACATGACTGCTTCCTCCTCGTTTGATAAAGGGTTGGCAGCGTGCCGGATACAGGGTTCAAAAGATCGGAGCGTCAGACGACAGCATCCAGAGCAGGACGTGGAGAGGTTTGAAGGAGTTGCCGTATGGCTATGACACAGCAAGTGCGGGACGAGAAACGCCGGACCAAGGCAGCCAAGCTGCAGGAAGAAGACCTTCGCCTAAAGGTTCGACCAGGGACTAAGCAGGCCCTGCTGGAACTGATGGAGTGGGCCGGTATCGAAGAACAGGGCGAGGCGCTGACGCTGATGATTCATCACCTGCATGCGCTTGGCCCGGGCGGAGCATTGCCGCTACTTGAGCCTCCGCGCCACGAAATCACTGTGTCACCTGATGTGGCGCGGAGGCTTGAAGTGGCTTATCAAAGGGCAGCCGTCCGTGCTGAATCAAGAGAGGAATGTGATCAGTTGCTCGCCGAGGGCTGTTGTCCTTTTAGCTAGCATCCCATCAGAGCTTAAGCTGGAATTCAGGCTATCGGTACTTACTAAGCCTCGCTGGTACATATCCTTCCAAATCGATTCACGAATTTCTTTATGTCCCTTCAGTTCTGGTAGCGCTAGATCGATGACTGAGGAAAGTGATCCAGACATCCAGTTAGGGGTCTTTATGCCTACCTTATCGAGCCAGGCCCTCGGATGATTGAAAACCGTGAGCAGCTTGATATGGGAGACAGTGCACACATCGACAAAGTTTAGGAAAAGCTGACGGTAATCGTCTGCAGGGCATGATGGTAGCGCTGAGTTTTTGACAGCGTTTTTCAGTGCTTCAAGTTTTTCTGTCTGATGATTCCTCAGAGAGATTGAGCAGACCTCAGCCACTGTACTGATGAACGCTTCATTCTGCTGTAGGTTTTCCTCAGTAACTATGCCTTGGTCCAGCAGGTCATTAATGACCTCACCGATGTCCCGGACGGTGTCCCAGCGCCGCTTAGTCAGAGGGGATTCAACTACCGAATTGAACACCTCCACTAGGGCGCCACCCGCTACAGGAATCAGCGATAAAGCGATACGAGTACCCCGGTGCGCCTTCTCTCCTAGGGGTTCGACCTGGGGGTCTAGTCCTTCGACATCGATTTTCTTCACGCTTCCTCCTTCGGCCGGCCCTATGCCGGTCATCTGTAATAGCCCAAAGCCAGACAGTTTGCCACCCGCGCTGCCCGCCAGCGCCTTCCCCTATTCAACGATAACGCCTCCCCGGCGAGGGCGGCGCCTGCACGCAAGGATAACGACGTGACCACAGCAATCGACCTGTTCGCCGGCCTCGGCGGATGGAGCACCGGCGCGCGCGCCGCAGGCGTCCAGGTTCTCTGGGCGGCAAACCATTGGCCGGTAGCCGTTGAATGGCACAGCGCCAACCACCCCGACACGCAGCACGTTTGCCAGGACCTGCACCAGGCCCGCTGGGAGCAAGTGCCAGCGCATGACATCTTGCTTGCCTCCCCCTGCTGCCAGGGCCACGCCAAGGCGCGCGGCAAGAAGTCGGGCAACCCTGAACACGACGCATCGCGCTCGACGGCCTGGGCGCCGGTGTCGGCCCTCGAGTTCCACCGGCCGCAGGCGGCAGTGATCGAAAACGTTCCAGAGTTCACCGACTGGGTGCTCTATCCGGCCTGGCTGCAAGCGGTTCAGGCTCTGGGGTATCAGGCGGCGCCGCACATCGTCGACTGTGCCGACCTCGGAGTGCCGCAGCACCGGGTGCGCCTGTTCATGGTGCTGACGCGCAGCAAGGCGCCACTGATGTTGCAGCTGCCCCGCGAGCGGCACGTGCCGGCCGCTAGCTTCCTCGACTTCGACGCTGGCCGCTGGTCGACCATCGACAAGCCCGGCCGGGCCCAGGCCACGCTCGACCGGGTACGCAACGGCCGCCAGCGCTTCGGCGACCGATTCATCATGCCCTACTACGGCAAAGGCTCTGGCACCACCGGGCGCGACATCAACCGGCCGATCGGCACCATTACCACCTTGGATCGATGGGCCCTGGTCGACGGCGACCGCATGCGGATGCTCAGCGCCAGCGAGGCCCTGGCAGCAATGTCGTTCCCGGCTGAAACCCTGCGCCCGGATAACCACCGATTGACCATGCACATGGCCGGTAACGCGGTGCCGCCACTGGCCGGCCAGAGAGTGATTGAAGCATTGATGGAGGCCGCATGAAGCCCATCCGCCGTTCCTACTCCCGGCCCCGAGTCGGCATGCCCCAGTTCCAGCTCTCAAATACGTGCGACGAGTGCGGCGGTAGTCGCGCCCACGGCAACCACAAGGCCTGCTCGAAGAAGCGACAGGCAAGGTATCAATCGGAGAATCTTGCATGAGCAATAACCAGATGATCAGCGTGCCCGAAGGGTTCATGCTGGCTGAGCGCAGTATTTGGACGGAGCAGCAGGTCGACTCTGCTGCCGCGTGCATCACGCTCCTGAAGGGCGTGCCAGGCATGACTGACCGCGATTTGGCCATGGCAGCGATGGACGCGGCTCAGTGCAAAGCGCCAGATATCACCCTGGCAGACATATTGCCAGCCGAGCAGCCCCAGGGCGATCCGGTGGCGGTTGTGAATGAGGCCGACGATGGCCTGTTCGTCGAGTTGATCTATGGCGACAACGGCAACCCGCTGCGCCGTGGCGACAAGCTCTATACCCGCCCGGCGCATGGTGAGCCGGTCTGGTACATGATCGAGAGCGGACTGAGCGTCATGCACGCAAAGGCAAAGGCCTTGAGCGAGAGGAACGGCTGGGACGCCAGCGCTTACAGCATCCCGCTCTACACCCACGCCGACCCTGCCGAGGTTGAGCGGCTGCGCGATGAAAACCGGAGGCTGCACGAAGCTGGCGAGTTTCTAGACGGTGTAAACCAGGGAATCGAGGACAAGCTTCGCGCCCAGCTGGCCGAGCGTGATGCGCTGCTCGGCGCAATTGCAGGCTGGACCACCGAAACCCGGGCAGCCGTGCTTGAAGCATTCCAAGACGAGCTGAACGAGAGCGCCAGTTACGCCTGGTACGACGCAGCGATAGCCGACCTGATGAAGCTGGTCGAAGCCCTATCCGCCAGCGCAGAGCCGAGACCCGTGATCGCTGGGAGCGTAATCGAAACGCCCCCGTCCGAATCGCCTGCGATCCAGACCACTATCTCGCTGCAGCGCTAAGCTTGGCAGTCGGTGCACCGTCCAAGGCTATCTGACGGGCTCGGCCTACTCCCCAAACAAGGGCCCGAGTCATCGACTCGTGGGGCCTTGATTCGTATGCCTCTTCGTAGATTGGCATGCCAGAAGCCGCGTACACGCCAACAAACAACTGCGTATTACCGGTACGAGACAAGCGAACCTGGACGTCAATGACCGTCCCGTCATCGAGTATTTCATCGTGCACTCGATGGTGGAGGTTCGGATCAGCCCAAGTCCAAAATACATTCCCTCGAATCCTCATGTCGCCCTCCTTCGACTCGCTTAATGGTTGTGCCCCTCAGCAACTTTATCTAACAAACGACGACAGACAACCTTTTATGGCCGATATGCGGACTGCGTCTGACAACCGGCAACTTTTCTTATACCGAATAAATAATTTGTACAACTTATTGCCGCGATATGGCGGCCAAGGAATCCGTATGCCCAGCGCACAAACGGCCGCACGATGGTGCCCGGACGAATGCCCGATCACCGGCCGCAAGTTCTTCATGTGGATCGAGCATCCCGATGGCGGGATGGTGCCGACCTATGGCGGTCCTTTCGACAGCTACACAATCCCGACCCGCGACGGCGACGAAGGCTTCTGCTGCGAGCGGTACGACCACGATTACGGTGGTTGGCGCGATGACGAAATGGTGGGCCTCAAGCTGATTGACGACCAAAGCGACGAATGCGAGCACGGCCAGGTTGCCGAGCTACAGGCTGAGATTGAACGGCTGAAGGGCCAGAGCCGAGTCATCACGCTATCTGGATGCGAGTTCACCGAAGACGATCTACTCGCCCGCGCGGTTCGTGGTGTGAGTGGCACTGGAAGGCAGAAGAGACCGCGCTGGGCACTGATGACCGATGTCTTCCTCTGCGGTTCTGGCGTCGCACATGCGCTGTGCCGGCGGTTCGGCGTTGATCCCAACGAGGACCTGCGCAAATGACCCGCCTCGCCCTCTGCCTCCTGCTGCTGGCCACCGGCGCCAGCGCAGAACAACTTACCGACGACATCGTGGTGGTGCACGACCAGAAGCGCGGCGCCACCTGCTGGGTGCCGTACAACGGCTATGGCACACCGCAGGCGATTTTCTGCATCCCCGACAGCCAGCTGCAGACCGGCAACGAGCGCCAGCTCTCCCCGCACGAAAAAGATTCAGGACCTACACCCGCACTGGCGCCTGGGCGCTGGATTGATGAGAGGTATGAGCTGTGAACGATAGTTGGCACGGTAAAGCCATCCCGCCCGAAGGTACCGTTTGTGAGTACAACTCAAACTGGGCGCACGCGGCGAACTTCGAGAGCTGGCACAAGGTGCGCGTCGTCTTCTTATCCGATTGCACCTACGTGGTACGACGTGAAGACCAAGTAGCTGGAGAACTCACAGAGCTGTGCGGAATGGCATCGATTTTCGAGGCAAAGCGTTTCCGCCCCTTCATCACACCCGAGCAAATTGCGGCCAATGAAATAGAAACGATCTTCAACTGGATGGTTAACAGAGACAGCGAGCAAGGGCTTCTCGGCATCGCCGAGGACCTCCACGCTGATGGGTACCGCAGGAAGTCTCCGCAGCCCCACGACGAGAAAGTGTGTTCCTGCCCTACTGGCGACGGCTCGCTGCGCTGGCCGTGCCCGGTTCATCCGCCCGAGGACCCCAAAAATGATTGAGCAATTCACCCTGATCGAGCTGGAGGCAGCGCTGAAGGGCCGAGCCATCCCGGGCGACCTGCGCTGCGGCGAATCCATCGCCCAGTACCTGCACCGAGAGATCCAGAGCCTGGCCAAGGAGCGAGACAATCTCCGCGAAGACCGCGATGCCATGCTCGAAGCCGGCGCCCACCTGCTCTAACCGAACTCCTCCCATCACCCTATAACTCAAGCCCGCCGACATGCGCGGGCATGGAGAGCTATTCCCATGACGAAAGAAGAATTGGCCGCCCAACTGACCGGTCTCGAGTACCCCACCCGCATACCTGGCTCGCTGATCGTCGCGGCACAGAGCGCCGGCCTGGTGATTCTCTGCGGGGCCAGTGACGACCTGATGGAGTTCTACGGCGCCCGCCGCGAGGAGATCGGCTGCTACGACGGCGGTACTGCCTTCGTTGACGCAGATGGCGTACTGCCCGACCGGGACTGCTTGGATGGTGATGAAGAAATTGCCGAGTACGTGCAGCGCCAGAAATCAGCCAAGGCGATCGAGGCGCTGTGGTGTAAGGAGGACGGCTATAGCTGGACCTACAAGACCGACATCCCACACGCGACCTTCGAAGTCGTTGAAGACGGACAGCCCTACTGCCGCGGGATCGTGTTCGCGCTGGCGGAGCTGGCCTGATCACCAACCTGCCGCCACCGGCGGCGTGGAGAGTAACCATGTTCATGACACCGGATGAGGTAGCCGACATGACGGGCTACCTCCGGCCCAGAGACCAAGTACGCTGGTTGAAGGAATGGAATTTCGGGTATGTGATAGGCGCCGACGGCAAGCCGAAGGTGCTCAGGCAGGTAGTGCTCGCCCGCTTGGGCGGGCAGGCCGAGAAGAAAGGACCGGAACTCCGGTTTTGATAGAAGGGACGACCGATGAGGCCGCGAAAGAAGGACAGGCATCTGCCGCCGTGCATGTACATCAAGCACGGCGCCTATTACCTGGTGAGGAAGGGAAAGTGGGAGCGCCTCGACAAGGATTACCAAGGCGCGCTCCTCGCCTACGCAAAGATCATGGGCGGAAAAGGCCAGGGCGCGATGCCCAAGCTAATCGACGACGCTCTTGACTCAATGCGCAAGCGGCTGGCGGAGAACACGGTCAAGCAGTACGAGGCTGCGTCAGCCAAGCTGAAGCACCACTTGGCCGAGTTCGAGCCGCGCCAGGTGCTGCCGAGGCATGTGGCGGCTTTGAAGATGCACATGGCCGATACGCCGAACATGGCAAACCGTGTGATCTCGTTCCTTCGGATGGTCTTTGCATATGCCCTGGAGCAGCAGCTTGTTGATTCCAATCCTTGCACAGGCATCAAGAGACACACAGAAAAGAAGCGCGACCGCTATATCACGGACGAAGAGTTTGCCGCGATCTGCGGCGCCTGCTCCCCTTACATCCGATCCATCCTTCAGATGTGCTACCTGACCGGCCAGCGCATCGGCGACGTGCTGGCAATCAAGCTTGCTGACATCAGCGACAATGGCATCGCTTTCGAACAGCAAAAAACTGGCGCAAAGCTGGTAGTGGCAATGACGCCAGATCTGAAAAAGCTGATAGCTAGGGCGAATTCACTGCCGAGGAAGGTGCGCGGCGTCACCCTATTCTGCACGCGTGGTGGCGGCCGTCCGGTGTCCTACTCGACAGTGAAAGACGCCTTCAGAAAGGCTTGCGAAGAAATCGGTGTAGCCAGCGCGACAATTCATGACCTTAGGGCGAAGTCGTTGACAGACACTGACAAGCAGGGCAATGACGCACAAAAGCTGGGTGGGCATACAGATGCTAGGATGACTCAGCGCTATCTTCGGCTTCGGGAAATGAAGGTCGCTATCGGGCCTACGCTGGGGGACGAGGGGTCTGCAAGGCAAATGCGGGAAATGAAAAAGCCCCTCGAATGAGGGGCTTTTTCTCCAATCCGCCAGTCAAGCGACTAGGACTGGCTCAGCCAAACCGTTGGCTGCACAGATCTGATGGATATCACGCGAAGCCTGCTTGAAATCCGCAACCGACTTTCGAGATTTCTCAAGGTTTTCATTTCGCGCACCCTGCGACATGGGCTTAAGATTTCGCAACGATTTCCCAACCATCTGCATATCTCCCATTCCTTTTCTCACTTTCTTTCAGTTCTATCATGTTTTCAGACGGGAATCAGTACGTCCTGGTTCCCTAGATATGCTTCTTGAAGTCGGGCCAACCAATGACGATACGTTAGCCCGTCCTCCTCACAAATCAAGCTTTCGGCCGGCGCATCTCTTTCTTTACCGTCGAGCCCCTGCAACAGCAGCGCTCTGTGCACATCGTTAAACAGATCATCGAACAACTTGAACTGCTGCTCCAAGGGTTCCTTGAGCGGATGCCCAGGCTCAACCTCATCAGCGAAACAGATGTACTCACCCGCTTGAACCCTCCTAGGCCTGTGGTACATGACCACGCCAGGCTTCAGGGGAGGCAAAGATTGAACATTAGGCGTGCCTCTGACCATAAACCATAGCCAGATAGTAGCTGCTGCACTCATCACATAACGACCGAACGTGATTTCGACCATGCCTTTGGTCTCGTTCAGCGCCACAATCAGATCAATCATCGTGTTGACGCAACCGCCGCCATTGTGGCGAAGGTGTAGCTCAAAGCTACTGCCAGCCTGTGCAGCGTGCAGTTGATCGATTACAGGCTGAACCGATGCCCGCGATATCTCGTTAGGAAGCTCCAGCCTAATTTTGACAGGAACCCTTACGATTGCGTCCAGCTGATCATTTGCTGCAGCTTCCAATGCTTTCGCCTACCAACCCTTGATTTGGACGCGAATAGTACATTGCCGCATGACCAGTGCCAATATGCAATCACGTAGCTGATGAGCAATTCTTTGCCCCGCAAGCGGGGGAATCTTGGCAGAATACCCGCCTCAGTTTTAGACGAATCCCATATGTCTAATAGACAAGCAGCTGTAAGGCCTTGAATGTCCAGCATTTCTGAACACACCCCAATGATGCAACAGTACTGGCGGCTGAAAAATCAGCACCCGGACCAGTTGATGTTCTACCGCATGGGCGATTTCTACGAGATCTTCTACGAAGACGCGAAGAAAGCCGCCAAGCTGCTGGACATCACCTTGACCGCGCGCGGCCAGTCGGCCGGCCAGTCGATCCCGATGTGCGGGATACCGTTCCATTCGGCAGAGGGCTACCTGGCCAAGCTGGTCAAGCTCGGCGAGTCGGTGGTGATCTGCGAGCAGATCGGTGATCCGGCCACCAGCAAGGGCCCGGTCGAGCGTCAGGTGGTGCGTATCATCACTCCTGGCACGGTGAGCGACGAGGCGCTGCTCGATGAGCGCCGCGACAACCTGATTGCCGCCGTGCTCGGCGATGAGCGGCTGTTCGGCTTGGCCGTGCTGGACATTACCAGCGGCAACTTCAGCGTGCAGGAAATCAAAGGCTGGGAAAATCTGCTGGCCGAGCTTGAGCGGATCAACCCGGTCGAGCTGCTGATCCCGGATGACTGGCCACGCGACCTGCCGGCTGAGAAGCGCCGCGGTTGCCGGCGCCGTGCCCCGTGGGACTTCGACCGCGATTCGGCGCGTAAGGGCCTGTGCCAGCAGTTCGCGACCAAGGACCTCAAGGGCTTTGGTTGCGACAAGCTGACCCTGGCGATCGGTGCCGCAGGCTGCCTGCTGACCTACGCCAAGGAAACCCAGCGCACCACCCTGCCGCACTTGCGCAGCCTGCGCCACGAGCGCATGGACGACACGGTGATCCTCGATGGCGCCAGCCGGCGCAATCTGGAGCTGGACATCAACCTGGCCGGTGGCCGCGACAACACTCTGCAATCGGTCATCGACCGTTGCCAGACCGCCATGGCCAGCCGCCTGCTGAGCCGTTGGCTGAACCGCCCGCTGCGCGACCAGAAGGTGCTGCAAGCGCGTCAGGAATCGATCCGCTGCCTGCTCGACGGCTATCGCTATGAAAAGCTGCAGCCGCAACTCAAAGAGATTGGCGACCTGGAGCGGATCCTGGCCCGGATCGGCCTGCGTAACGCCCGTCCGCGCGACCTGGCGCGACTGCGCGACGCCCTCGCCGCCCTGCCTGAGCTGCAAAATGCCATGGCAGACCTGGAGGCGCCGCACCTGGCCCGCCTGGCGGCCATCACCGGCACTTACCCGGAGCTGGCCAGCCTGCTCGAGCGAGCCATTATCGACAACCCGCCCGCAGTTATCCGCGACGGTGGTGTGCTCAAGACCGGCTACGACAGCGAGCTCGACGAGTTGCTGGCCATGAGCGAAAACGCCGGCCAGTTCCTGATCGACCTGGAAGTGCGAGAAAAAGCCCGCACCGGCCTGCCCAACCTCAAGGTGGGCTACAACCGGGTGCATGGTTACTTCATCGAGCTGCCCAGCAAGCAGGCCGAACAAGCGCCTGCCGACTACATCCGTCGGCAGACCCTCAAGGGCGCCGAGCGCTTCATCACGCCAGAACTGAAAGCCTTCGAAGACAAGGCGCTGTCGGCCAAGAGCCGGGCCCTGGCGCGCGAGAAGATGCTCTACGATGCGCTGCTGGAAAACTTGATCGGCCACCTTGCGCCGCTGCAGGACAGCGCCGCAGCACTGGCCGAGCTGGACGTGCTGAGCAACCTCGCCGAGCGCGCTCTGACCCTCGACCTGAACTGCCCAAGCTTTGTTGACGAGCCCTGCCTGCGGATCGAGCAAGGCCGCCACCCCGTGGTCGAGCAGGTGTTGACCACGCCGTTCGTGGCCAACGACCTGGGCCTGGACGACAGCACGCGCATGCTGATCATCACCGGCCCGAACATGGGCGGTAAATCGACCTACATGCGCCAGACCGCACTGATCGTGCTGATGGCGCACATTGGCAGTTTCGTCCCGGCGGCGCGCTGCGAGCTGTCGCTGGTCGACCGCATCTTCACCCGTATCGGCTCCAGTGATGATCTGGCCGGCGGCCGTTCGACCTTCATGGTCGAGATGAGCGAGACTGCCAACATCCTGCATAACGCGACCGACCGCAGCCTGGTGCTGATGGATGAAGTCGGCCGTGGCACCAGCACCTTCGACGGCCTGTCGCTGGCCTGGGCCGCCGCCGAGCGCCTGGCGCAACTGCGCGCCTATACCCTGTTCGCCACGCATTACTTCGAATTGACGGTACTGCCCGAGAGCCAGCCGCTGGTGGCCAACGTGCATCTGAACGCCACCGAGCACAACGAACGCATTGTCTTCCTGCACCACGTCCTGCCAGGCCCTGCCAGCCAGAGTTACGGCCTGGCGGTGGCGCAACTGGCCGGCGTACCCGGCCCGGTGATTCAACGTGCACGCGAGCACCTGAGCCGACTGGAAACTGCCAGCCTGCCTGGCGAGGCTGTAACCAGCCCAGGCAAAGCTGTGCATGACCCGCATGTCCCGCACCAGAGCGACCTGTTTGCCAGCCTGCCGCATCCTGCCATCGAAAAGTTGGGCAAGCTCGACCTGGATGACATGACCCCGCGTCAAGCTATCGAAATGCTATATCAACTGAAGAACCTGTTATAA